TTACTTCTTCTTCTTAAACCAAATTCCCCCAAATACTCTCACTAACCCATACAAAATCCGCCCTAGAATTGGGCGTTTATTTTTTAGCATACATTGCAAAAATCGCTCGTCTGCTTCTTTGCGTGATACGGTGCCATTGATACCATAATCCCGATCGTGTTGATGACAACAATCATTGACATCACTAGGTGCTGATTTCCACCCTGTGCAATAATGTTTTTTACTCATAAAATCTCCAAAAAAAAAAATGACCGCACTTTTGTGCGGCCATCTTATCTATTAAATTTACGCCTTAACTTTACCGCCTGCAAAGAGGTAAGGATTAACATAGCCCTCATAGTCCTCTGGCACATAGTCTTCAGGTTGTGCTTTGACTAATTCAGACAACGCCCACTCGTACGGGATTTGATCCCACGCAGGCACGCTCGGGATAGTAAATGTATTGACGGATAACAATTCTTTCCCCGCCTCTTTTTTCGCTTTCGAGACATAAGATGCCATTGTGATATAAGTGGCATTATTTAAATAATCCACCTGTAATCCTGTTACTTCGTGATAGTTCACGACAGCACCTGTACGATTGTCTTCAAGTTGTTTTTCGATGTATTTCATAAGTAGTTTCCTTTTGTTTGTTGAGTTTGGATAAAAGAAAACCGCCACAAGGGCGGTTAGTAAAACAAATTAGATTTTCTGTATAGTTTTTGCTCTTGTAGCAAGAGCTGAAGTAATAAGTAATGTAGATCCTCTATCAACTTTGTTAGTATCATAGCGGAGTGATATATTGGCTACGGTATTTCGTGGCAAGAAATAAGCTCTACTGTTCTTGATGTCGGTATTATTTATCAAAAGATTATATACTCCCGATTTGATAATCCCTTCTTCATACGCATCATCACCGTGTCCAACAGTTCTTCTTGAAAGATAGTTGAATAATGTGATATCAAACAAAATAACTCTGTCCGCCGCACTTGCATTAATACGGAATTGAGGGTTTCCGCGATCCTTTGTCCAATCTACCGAATAAGTAAAAGTCTCAAAAATATTTCCCCCGACTAATTGTGTAACCTCCAATTCTCCTGTAAATTTTCCCGTCACACCTTCAAATCGAGTGCCTCTAACCACTCCACCATTGATTGTTGTACCATTTATAGTACCGCCATTAATCGTATTACCCGTAAAAGTATTCCCCGAAAAATTTGCTGCACTAATTCGTCCCCCATTAATCACTGGCGCAGAGATAGTTTGATTGGCTCTAATGTGTTGACCTAAGATAGTGCCGTCAGCGATTAAATCACCATTGAAAGCAGCTCGATTATTAACAACAGAGAACATCGGCACAACATTGCCATCACTGGCGTTTTTCACCACGCCGAGCTTATCTGCCATAAGGATGATTGATGATTCTGCGGTTCGCCCATCACTTTCCGCTCCTAAAGCAATCCCTGAAACAGCAGTGCGCCCCCCTGCAATGACTTGCGTTTTAAACGTTTTCATCGCCGAGACTTTTCCGTCTGTTGTCGCAACAGCTCGGCTTACTGTAGAGATTTGTGCTTTAGCATCATTAACAGATGCGCTCACGGTATCAATACGTTGGCCAAGGGCGCGGTCTGCTCGAGTTAGGGTTTCTCGCGTACTATCAACTTTTGCACTCACCGCATTTACCGCACTTTCTAAGTCTTCTGGCGCGGGCGTCCAGTCTGTGGCAATGGTGCCTTTTTCGAGTTTGGCGTTACCTACAAAATAACTTGTCGCACTTTTTAAAGAGCGTACTTGTACTTTGTTATAGGTTAATTTTGACAATGGCTTAGGCAGCGTTAATGTTTTGCTTACCTTACCTTCAAAACTAAAAACTGCCCCCGAACGATTACCTTTAGTTGGCTCATAATATGCAGATAACCAACCCGTGGTGCCATCCTCATAAAATAATTGACTCTCTACGCCGATCCTAAAATAATCATCTCTTGAAAGATCATCTACGCCATTTACTACAGCTACATCTGCAGATATAGTGATAGTTTGTAGCGTACTTACATCTACATTGGGCGTAAATCTATAAGTTTGATTCTTATAAATCTGCTCTCCATCTCCTTTGATCCCTTTGGCTGTATTTAGTAACAAGTTACGTCCACCAACCTGAATGTTATCCACCTCAGCTTTAGCATCTCTCCGCCACTCGCTTTGTAGTGTTGTGCGAGCAAGACTTGCCACTTCAGTTTTGTTGGCTTTTGTCGATTGGATATTAGTGATACCTGCTTCGGCATTACTAACACGGCTAGTTAATGCCGTGATTTTATCTGAGTTAGCTTTATCTCCACTGACTCTAGCAGACTTTTCTTCTGCGATTTGACTATTGGCTTTATTCAAATTTGCTGTAAGCTGATTAAGCTGTGTAGCAGTTGATGAGCGGTTATCTGAGACGGCTTTTTCCACACGAGAGATACCGCTTTCAGCTGTAGCCATTCTTGTGGTTAAACCGCTGATTTGTTGGGACGTTGCTTGCTCTTTTGTGGACTGTGTAGATTTGTAGCTAGTCAAATCTGCACTTACCGCATCCACCGCACTTTCTAAGTCTTCTGGTGCAGGCGTCCAGTCGGTGGCGATAGTGCCTTTTTCCAATTTGACTTTGCGATATTGCACTTGCCCAATTTGACTATAGCCTAAGATGATGCGCCAAAAATCAAAATTTTCGCCATCATCTTGCAATAGACCTGTTACCGAGTAGCGTTGCCATTGTTCGGTTAAAGTGATAGTCCCGATGTTAATCCGCTCTACTGTAGATAAGCCATTAAGACGATTTTCGCGCACTGTCGCCCACATTTGCGGATCACCGCTCACGCAGCGAGCTTCAAAACTTAAGGTATAAGCATCGCCCACTTCAATTTTACCAAGACTGTTTGATGCTTTTGCTCCCCAAGCAGGTTTAGATACCATTTGCCACTGCTTCCAGGTTGTAGATGAGCCGGTAACAGTAACAATGCCATCATTAATCTGATGATTTTTATCGTCTTTGTTTCCGGACGCATACCACCAAATCCCCCTTGAGAAATCGCCATCATCAGCATAATTCCGCCCACCAATCTGCAAATTATCAAATCTTGCATTAAGGTTTTGGCTTACTTCAGACATGCTTTGCGCTTGCGTGCTGACGGTGCGTTGTAGATTGGTTAACCCACTTTCTGCGCTTGCCACTCGCGATGTAAGAGCTGTGCGTTGCCGTGCTTCTGCTTCATCTCCTTTTGCTCTTGCTAATTTTTCTGCTTCCAGTCCAGATAATGCCTGTTCGGCTTTGGCAGTCAAAGCTGTAATTTTCTGTGCTTGTTGAGCATCGGTATTTTGTAACTGCGAGATAGCCGTACCCCGAGTATTGGCTTCCGCTTGGATTTTGGCGGTTAATTTTGCACTTTCGGATTGGATTGCTTTTGTGCGATTGGTTACTTCCGTATTGAGTGCAGCAGATCGAGCTTTCGCTTCGTCTTGGACTGCTTTCGTGCGCGCTTGTGATTCTGCGATGATTTGAGCAACGGCATTCGCAACTGCCGATTGTCTTAATCCTGCTTCAGCGGCAACGGCATCATCAATATCCGCTTGTAAGCTATCAATCAGACTTTGACCAAGCTCGCTTTTGGTAATTTGACCGTGCAAATAATCAGTAAGTGCGGTGGCATCTTGGCTTGGTCGTCCCTCTACCGCATCAGTAAATCGCCCCGCATTATCCCCGTCAACCATTCGCACCCAGAACCAAAAGCGATCGTTAAGTGTTAGGCCTGAGTATGTGTAACTCGTTGTGGGATAAGCGAGGCTAACCAGTTTGCGCGCCTTGACAAATTGATTATCACTACTTACCCAAATTTCAATCGCCGTTTTTGGATTAGCAAAAATCGGGTTACGCCAATTGAGTTCGATAGCAAACATTTTCGACACAGTGACTAATTCACTTACGGCCAAACGCACAGTAAATGTTTTGGTTACCGGGTCGGACAATTGTCCTTGCGCGTTTTTTGCTCGCACTTCGGCTTTGTACTCGCCATCTGGTAAATCCACAAAGGTGATTTTTGGCGAGGTTAAATTGTCATACAGCTTGTAAAACTTGCCATCACGATAGAGTTTGATTTGGTATTTGACCATCGCACTATTTTGTACAATGGCATCAAAACTTAGCTCAATCCCATCACCATTTGCTTGCACCTGCACATTATCCACTTTGCGCAAGCCGCTTGTGGCGAGTGTGGTTTCTCTTGGTTCAAACACTGCACCGTTATCCACAATGGCTTCTTTTTGCGGTTCGTGCTGCAATGCAACAATGGTGTATTTGCCTTTTTCTTCTTCACTAATGGTCAGGCATTTAAACAGCTGCACATTGATTTGTTGCGTAGTTAGCGACCAGACCGTATAAGGCGTTAAATCTTCTGGCATTGCCTCTAGTACAGCTTGATTACCATTTGCCACCCCAAAAATGCGAATATCTTTATGCTTGCCCTCGGCGTTGATATAGGTTAAGTAGCTTTTGCCGTTGATTTCAATCTCACGGTCTAAAATGGCTTTACGCCCCTCAATCGCTAAGACACGTCCGCCGATATTTGTCGCAGCATAATCGCTATCCGCAACACGGATAACATCACCGGGGATATGCATTAAGCCTTCTGCACCCACGCTAAAAGTAACGGTTTTGGTCTCTAATCGTTCGGTTTCTAAAATCCATTTACCCGTGCGATGTGCTTGTCCGCGTGAAGTACAACCAAAAGCAGTTACTTTTTTGATGTTTAACCCATAACGGCGGATTAAGGCATCATCTGATACCACCTCCACTTTTTTCTCGTAGCTGTCGCTGGCATCAATATATTCAACGTGGATTTCATTGTGGCGGGCTTTGAGCGCGGAATATTGATAACTAAATTCGCCATTCACCACATTCGCATTGGTGTATGTCCACACTGGGTCGGCGGGTCTATCCATCACCACGGTAAATTCACGCCCATTCCACACGGGCATTGCACGGAAAATGGAGCAAATATCATTAATCACATCATAGGCTTTGCGTTGTTCAACAAGCCACGCGTTACAGGTAAAACGTGGCTCTTTGCCACCAAAACCATCTGGCACAAGCTGGTCGCAATACTGGGCCACTTGGTAGAGCGTCCATTTATCTACGCTAAACTCACCCAATCGTTGGCCTAAGCCATAGCGTTTATTGGTCATCAAGTCATACAGCACCCACGCAGGGTTATTTGACCAGGCAACCTTAAAGGTACCGTCCCAAAGCCCAGTATAGGTGCGGCTGATTGGATTATAATTACTTGGCACTTTGAGTTTGATGCCGTAAATTTCGTAGTTACGGTTCGGGATTGACCCAAAATACTCTGAGTCAAACTGAATGCCGACAAGTGCGGTGTTAGGATAAGCAAACCGCGTTTCGATAATTTCCGTGTAGCTCGACCATAACGTGTTATTTTGTAGGCGTTGGCTTTTGCTATCGTCTGTTAAACGCTCAACTCGCACCTGAAATGGTACAGGTGGCAAATTACCGTACTCAAATTGACGCAAATATTGTGAGCTATATTTACCCTCAATGACCACAGGATAGATACTGCTACCAATGGTGACACGTAATTCCACGCGCGTGCCGTTGGTGTCGCCTTGGTCGTTTTGCGAAAATAAGGATTGCACACCAAGGGTTAAGCGCAGGCGAGAAACTTTGCTATCTGTAATAGTGCGAGTGATTGCTACCGTTTTACGCACTTGCGCACTAACTGCCACTTCTTTTTCGGACGTGTTAAACCCGCTCATTATGTCTTGGTCTTGCACGCCAATGCGTCCTTGGGCATCTACATTATTAAAATTATAACTGCCATCATTGGCTTGGATTGGCGTTTTATCCAAAAATACGGATTTCACACCGTTCACTAAGCCTTTAATTTCACCTTCCGAGATAATTTCAACGATATTCACTAGCTGTTTTGAGCGACCGCTTTCTGGCGCTTCCACTGGCGTATGACCGCCACCACCACCTTTACCCATAACTACTCCTTACAATCGACCTTTTCTAAATCCTACTTCACGTTCCTGGGTTTTAAACACATCCACATCAACTGTGCGTACACCTTGCGAAATCACCATTGAGCCTGTGAGTATGCGACCATAAGCCAATGGCACCATTCGACCTTGTGCGGTCATATTGGCACGGTTGGAAAATGCCGTGGATTGTTTCTTTTCTGTGTCCTGTTGATTAGGCATCGGTGGTGGTTTCGTTAGCATTTGTGCTACCCCACCAGCGACCATTGCGAGCCCCGCTGCAAAGGTTGCGCCTCCCGTCCAATAGCTTGCAACCATTAGTACTACACCAACAATGACAGAAAATATTCCCGCTCTTTTCGCCCCTTTCAGCACTGGCGTAATATGCACCGTCATTCCGGCTTTGAGCTTATAAAACAAGCCTTTCTCAAGATAGCGGTTATCAAGATATTCACGCCCGATACGCACGGTAAATAAGCCTTGTTGGATAAATTCTCGCAGTTTGGGGATTTGTGATGTCAACGCCTTAATACATTCTGCTGGCGTCTCTGCCTCTAACTCAAATGTAGCGCCAAACTGTTTAAGGGCACCGTAAAATCTAACGTTGACCATTGCTTAAATCTCCAAATACTATGTGTATGTTTAAACCAGTAACCATCGTATAAATCCCGTTTTGATAAGCGACGCGGGCTGTGATGTAACACCATTTGCTCACCGAGATAAATCGCGGCGTGGTTCGGCACATCAGCGCCCACTTGCATTAAAATGACATCGCCAATTTGCACCGCACTTTCATCCACCAACCGTTCAAAGCCGTGTGCTGCCATATTATCGAGGTACAAATTGAAACCGTCTTCCCACCAATAATCGTCCCGCTCAAAATCAGGAAAATCTGCACCTGCCAAATAATAAAAATCCCGAAACAGCGTGTAGCAATCCATTACCCCGTGATGAAACTCACGCCCGAGCAATGGTGAAATTTTGGGGAAAATATGGATTTCCTCACCGCACACGAGCCAAAAATCCACGTCTGCCGCCAGTTGGGTTTGGCGGTCTAAAAGGGATAACACGGGTTCACCGTTCGGGTGCGAATGCACAAGTGCGGTGATTTTTCCCAGAGAATTGGCTTGCAAAAAATCTTCGGGCGAAATTTCAAAGTGGTTTACCTTATCTTCCGCCTGATTTTCACAAGGCACAAAAAACGTTTCATCACCCTTTAAAACAACAAAACCGCAACATTCGTGCGGTTCTTGGGTTTTGGCATACGCCAAAATAGCTTGTTTTAACTTCTCAATCATTTCTTACCCCAACTTATCAACCGACACAAATCCCCCGTAGTTGCGTAGATTGTTACGCAATCTACAACCGCTTGGTAAGCAACTGCATTTATCTTTATTTTTATCGCGAGTAGATTGGTCTTTTTCATCGGCTACTGGCGGACCTGTGTAGCCGCATTCAGCCGAGCGATAAAGCCAGCCACATTGCACCGTGATAGTGCGGGCGGAAATTAGCGCATTATCCGTTTCGGTGGGTAACGCCAAGGTAAATACTGCCACATCACGCTTGAGAGTGGATAACTGCTCAATCACAAAATAACTCAGCACTTCTTGGCTTGGGTCTGCTTGGCGGTTTCCGTCCGCAAAATTTACTGCGTCTAAATACTGCATATAAACTTGGCGACGGCGGACAATACCGCCTAAACATTGGTCAAAACGTTGCACAAGCCCAGTAATAAAACCGTTAATATTAGCTAATGTCAGTTCTGGTCGATTACTTGGACCTTGCCCTGACATCGAAAATCCGCTGGCTTTTACGCCAAAGGCTTCATAAGTATGACCTTGCCACACAATGGGTTGCATCATCTCGTTGGTACCTGCATAAAACCGAAACAATTCGCCATTCATTCCGTCTTTGTCTTTCAGGTTGCGTAAATCGACTTCAAACAGTTCGATCATCGCGTTTTGCTCGAGCTTACTTAGCTCCAGTTTCATTTGGGGCGGGATTTGTTGGGGCATTTTGTATCTCCAATAAAAAACCGCTCAAAATAGAGCGGCTTAATTTTATTTTTGCGATCAAGATCGAGAAAATTTATCTCGCTAATCGCCATAATTTACAAAGTTTTTTATAGTGCTACCACCTAAACAACACAGGAGCAACACTATGAAAAGTAAATTTAAGAACTATCTCATCTCACACAATCTAGCTAATCAAGCTGGTGCTGATGTGCTTTTATCTAGGCTCACTGATAAGCTAGACATAATAAATTGCAACAAAATCGAAACAGAAATACTCGAAGATTTACTTGCTGAATTTCTTGATACCTGCACTATCCAAGAAATAGCAAGCCTGCTGTGATTACGGAACCTCTCTAAATTCACAGCTAAATTCCGTGTAGGTTTTGCCCATTTTTGCGGGCCACTTGCTACACACGACTTTTTTACGACTGTTAGTGAACGGGTCGTGGAAATAAAAAGGCTCGACACCTTTATGCCGAGCCAAAAATTCGTCCACTTCCAACCGCACTTTATTTCGCACTTTCACCACCACAGGATAAACCCGCAGTAAATTATTGATCGCCCGAGCTTGCCGTTGGGTGTAACCATCGCCAAACTCAATCTCATTGACTTTAGGCGAGTTTTCCACGGTAAATTCTGGACGGATGCACCATTTGAAGGTTTCCATTAGCTAAATGCGCCTCCCGCGCGGAAATTGGTTTGAATCACTTGGTTTGCCTCATTGCGTGCAATGGTTTTCATCAGCTCAAGGGTGATTTCAAGTTGATCGCCTTTTTGCTTCGTGCTGACCTCGGCCTGCACTGGCTCACCTTGGTTAATCACTTTGACGGTGATATTTTGCGTGCTGTTACTGGCTCGTTGTCCAACTACTGGCACTTTCGGCACCGCCACACCACCACCGTTGGCAAAACCACGGCGACCATAGTTTAGGTAATTGAGATAGCCTAAACCCAGCCGAGCAGTAGCTTCTTTGGTGATGACATATTCACCTTTATGTACGATACCCGCAGGCGTATATTTACCGCCATCGCCGGTATAGCCACCGCTAGCAAAACCAACACTACGGATCTGTGCTACTAATGCCATACCTTGAGACATAACACTTGCTGCCGCCGCAAACTTAGATGCAGCATCCATTTTTGACCAGTCTTTCATGGCCTGACTTGCTGCAAGAGTAACATTAATAGTCGACTCAGCAATAGCAAACGCTTTAGATACTGCAAACATTGCTTTATACGCAGCAGATTGTCGCCCGCCTGATTGTTCAATCATTGTGGCAAGATTACCAAATGCACCGCCAAGCTCGTTCAGCCCCGTGGCGTAATTATTCATCTCACGCTGAAATTCATCGTTTTTATAACGTTCAATGATTTGTTTCTTACGCTGCTGAAACTCTTCTTCGGTCATCAACTTCTGTTCGTTAAATGCTTGAAGTAAAGCCAGTTCCTGCGTCTGCTGATTTTGTAGGGCTTGATTTGGATCGTAAATGGCTCGCAGTTGATCTAATGGCGTAACCGCATTTTGTGCCACATTCTGCGCATACTCGATTTGCAATTTCATTGCGGCTTGTTTCGCTTCATCAATGGTCAATTGATTTGCCACTTGCAATTCTTTAACAGCCGCCAGCTCTTTATCTAGATTATGGGCGGCTAATTTATTTGGCGCATATTTTCCTGCAAGCTCTAATCGTTGTTGATTAAAGCGTTGGGTGATCGCCAATTTTGCCGCTTCATATTCTTGATGTTTAACGACTCCTTTTTTATTGTACTCTTCTAAACGGCGGAACATTTGAGCTTGCTCTAGGTCAATTTCGCCTAGGGTAGAGGTACTTTTTTGTCGCACTTCATCATAGAAATTAAGCCAGTTTTGACGCGCGTTTTCGCCACCTTTTCCTTTTTTATGATTAAGCTCAATGGTTTTTTTTAGCTTCGTTTTTTTCTCATCTTGTTGAAAAAGTGCTTCCAATTGTTCTTTCGCTGCAAAGATTTTCTGCAAATCTTCTAACGACATATCAATAGTTTTACTTGCAGCTTCTGCTGAAGCGTATTCCCCTTTCGCAATTGCCGCAAGCACATTAGCATAATCTGCTCCTTCCACAGAAAGTACCTTATACAGCCCCGATAAAATAAAGGCAGCTTTTGCGTTTCCTTTACTTTCTAAGGTAAGCACATTCACTTCTTCCGTTAAGGATTTAGTTTGCTTTTCAATATCCTGCTGTGCTTTCTCCCAATCATTCAATTTTAATTTATGTTGGGCAAGGCTATTATTTGCCTGCTCAACCTTTTCATTGAGTTTATCTTGTAATTGGGCTTGCAGTGATGTTTGATCGTTTAATTTCGCCGTTTCTGTTTCTAACTGTGCCTTAATGCGAATAGCTCTTTCTTCCGCTTTCGCCATATCTTCCACAGAACGCTTCAAATATTGAATATGCTTATTGCCAGAATGATCTTTCCATTCAATTTTTTGCACTGCATTTGTTGCCGCATTTTGGAAAGTTTTATATTGCTGTTCTAATTCTTGAACCTTTTTCTTTTGTTCTTCAATACTGTATTTGGCATCAAGCAACTTATCTTTTAATTGAGCAACGGTAAATTTATCAAGGTTCTGCTTAATATTATCTACCGAGTTTGCAAAATCATTAGATTTATTCGCGGCATCACTTGCACTATTCCCCCAATCTAGCAAAAATGGAATTGCGGCTGAAATTGCCAATGTTGCCACGCCTAACGGTCCACCAAGTGCCGCCATTGCCATTCCTAATGTGCTTGCAGATTTTTTAGCGACATTTAATTGATTGATTGCAGCCGTTTGGGCTTTAATTAATGCCGTTTCTCTTGCAGTTTGAACACCAAGCTCTTTGCTTAAAAGTAACCTTGCTTGCTCTGTTTTGGCTAAATTTAGCTGAGCTTGTAATTGTGCGATATAGGCTTGTGTCGCCTGTAAATCCGCAGTAGTTTTTGCTTTTTCTGCAAGGGTTGCTTGTACGGTTGCTTTTGCCTCTTGCATTGTTGCACTTGCGGATAAATAGGCATCTTTCGCTTTTTTACTAAATTTAATCCCCGCAACTGCCGCTCCTAAACTTAATGTTAACGGGGCTAATGTGCCGATATTATTGGCAACAACATTAATCCCTTCAGCAAATAATTTACTTGTAGCTAGGGCTTTATCTGTTTCTCCTAGCCACTTTTCAGTTGCGGTAGAAAGATTTTGGAATGCTCCACTTAATGTTGTCGTAGTTTTTTTATGTAATTCATCAACGCTACCTTGGGCTTTTTTCAACCCCTCAACCATTTTATCCGCTGTCATCTCGCCTTTATCTACCATTGCTTTAAGCTGGGCGGTTGTGATCCCCAAACCTTTCGCAATCGCCTGAATAACCGTTGGCGTTTGTGTCATCAATGAATTGAATTCTTGTGCTTTCAATTTGCCCATCAATAAAGATTGCCCAAATTGAATTAACGCATTAGAAGCCGTGGCAGAATTAGCCCCCGAAATGGCTACGGATTTTGCCACTGTTTCAGTAAGTGCAGCAACATCAGATAGATCTAACCCCAATTGCTGTGCATTTTGGGCAAAAGTTTGATAAACCGATGATGTCGCTTGGGTAGATTGTGCGGTTTTGAGTGAAATGTCATAGACATCTTGCATCGCTTTAATCCGTTCACGTTCACTTTCCGTGACAAGATTTATTTTATTACTTAATTCCGTGTAGTTATCCAGGCTCCCAATAATCTGTTTTGGGTTTGGCAACACAAAACTAAGTACTTTTAACTTATTAAGTTTATCAGCAAAATCCAAACTTTTATTCGTTGCTATCGCAGCATTTTCAATATTTTTTAAATATGTATTTGTTCTTTCAGCAAACTGCTTTGCGTGCCGTTGTGCCTTTGTCAGACCATCTTGAAATTTAACTTGATCTAACGCCAACTGAATATTTAATTGCCCAAGCGAACCCGACATCTTATTTTCTCCCATAAAAAAAGCCCGCCGTAGCGAGCTTCTATTTGAATTTAATCTTATTTATAAAAACCTTTGTCCCAATATTGAGAATAGCGTTTATCTTCCATCTCAAAAAACGCTTTTTTACTTAATTTCCAATGCAACAACAGTAATACCATAAACAGTGCTAGCAGTATGATAATAATCGTTTTCCAAGAGAAAAAGCTAAAGGCTGCCAATAACACCAATAATAAGGAAAAGAGAGAGAACACTGCGATATAAACTTTTGCCCCCCAAATTAGACTACTTGTAATAAAACTATATGAGCCTTTCATCTTTTCGTCCTCCATATTAAGACTTTACCAAATCTCCGTACAGCGTCAAGCTATTTCGCCAACAACGCGATCAATAAACTTTTTCCCGCTAACGTAATCGCCTCAAAAGATAAATCAATCCCTTTGGTTTTAATGGTTTGTTTAATTTTATTCCACGCGGTATCATTTCGGATTTTGTCGAGAAACTCGTGTCCTTGCCACGTTAGCTTATGTTGAGAATCAATTAATTGTGATTGCTTCAACAATAGGTAGTGATATTCCACCACCGCGGGCGGAAAGCCTTTTATGCCTCCATTGTCTAATGACGTAAGTGCCAATTTGAACAAAATTTTGCGGATAAGCTCCCAGTCGCGTTTCATTTGGTTCTCCTGCAACCGCACTTAAACTGAAGTGCGGTCGGTTTCGGTTGAGTTTTTAACGCATATTAAACGGTTTATAATACGGATTTTTACGTACTTTAATGATTTCAGCTCTCAAGAAATCCATTACTTTTCCGTACTTTGATTTTGGCATACGGCAAAGCGACGGAAATCCAAAGCGGGCAAAGAGTTTTTGATAAAACTTTTCCGTCATCACGCGTGATTTTTTAGTTAAGTAGCGCGAGGCTTCGGATACCCGTAACCATTCTTCACTACGAAATCCAATCACATCAGGCGGAAGTGTTACCCGTCGATTTGGTGGTGTTGGCAATCTGACTTCTGCTTGTTGGGCGACCACCGTTTTGAAACTTGGCGATAATATCGTTTTTGTTTTGATCAGCGTTTCTCGCGTGTCGTCGGTTAAAAACATCTCACACACGCGGATCAACTCATTAAATTCTGCATTGCGAAATAATTCGCGACAGGATTTAAATTTAGGCAGTGCTTTTTCTGAATAATCTACCGCAAACACTAAGAGATAATAAAGTGTTTTGAGTAACTCACGCTCCATACTGATTATTACAGGTTGAGGTTGCGGTCTTTCCGCTTTGCCTTTATTCCAATAATCGTGTAGTGCTTGATAACATTCTCTTTTGTATGTGATAAGACGCTCTCTAATTTCAGGTTTCACGCGTTTTACATCAATGCCAAATAGCCAGCCGTTGAGGTATTGGATTGGGAGGCATAATGTTTGTTGTTCGCCACCATTTGAAGGTGAGGTTATCATAACCGCACCTTGTGAAAGCACTTCATCACGGCGAATTCGTTGCCGTTGGGCTTCCCAGTCTAAACCAATATTTTCACAAATTGGTTTCATTGCAACATAGTGAATGTTGTTTTGCTCAAATGTAGTTAAAGTGCGGTTGTAAAATTGGATTGTTTGAAGTTGAGTTTGGTTTGACATAATTGCCTCTGTTAATTTTGCGAATAATTTCAAGGTGCCTTTATTATACAGGTACCTGGCGATCGAGCGGTTCGCAAGCCTAACAGTAAGCTGGAGTTATTCCCCTTTCGGGTATTGTATTCCTCGCCCACTCGATCATTGATTGTTATTTACCGTTTTTTGTCAAATCTGGCTGAGAAAAGGAGAAACACCAAATTCTAGATACAAAAAAACCGCATTGGATTTCGGTTGCGGATTACCGCTGTTAAGGCTGCGACACCTGTTAAATACTATAGTAGTGAAATAAGATTATACTGTCAATACAAAATCTCTATCTAATTGATAGGAATTTGTGTAACGTATAGATTAACGCTTAAGCTTGTTTAGAAAATAATTCTTATCATAATATGAGATTATAACTAGCCTTTCTTGTACAAAATTCTCATATAGTGAAACTCCCAAAATAACGTCATCATACTGATATACTTTTCTGTTTACAGGACAAAATGCGGTGCCGCAGTCTGTATATTTTTGTTGCTCATCAATAATCGGATTTCCATATTTAGCATTAAAATCAATCCGATAATAGTTTAATATTCTATGGGTTTTGACTTCATCATCCATCGCATAATATATCGATTGAATTTCTACCAGCTTATTATTACTAAAAAACAAGGAATAAGTACCATTTTCAAAATCAGGGGTTTCCACTTTGATGTTATAAGAGTGTGGTGTTCCTCCGTTCCCCTCAAAATAATTAGTTTTTGTTATTTGTTCTTCTGTTATATTCCAATCTAACCCATAAGGCGCAGGTCTCTTGCTATCATTGCAACCCGCTAAAATGAATAGTGATAAAAATACGAGCAACACTTTTCCCATAATTAACTCCTAGACTAAGAATAGGCGTTAATCATACCAAAATTAAAGGTGTTTTAAAGTGATAGAGATCACATAGAGGTAGAATAATCTACCTCTGTGCTAAAAACATCTGGCTACCATCATCAAAATCTTGGCTATTTCCCACCGCACTTTGATCTGCAAAAAATGGCATAAACTCGGTGAGTTTTGGGCTGTCTTTTTTCGGATCGCTGTTAATCGCCGCTAAAAGATAGGCAATTTGTGCGGTGCGGTAGTCTTCACGCCACAAGCCGAACGGCTGTTCTTGGTAGAATTGTTCATATTCTTGCAAGTGGCGCTCTGGCATTGCTTCGATTTCTGATAGCGTTTTGCCCAACGCAAGGGAAAGTGTTAATTGGAACTTGCGTCGGGCGGTGAGTTTTTTGGGGTATCTGCATTTTCGGCTTGATTAAAGGCGGTAAGTACGCTGTCATCAAGGGTTAAAATGGCTTCTAAATCTTCGATATTATCAGGGTCGAATAAATTATTGCCTTTTTCATCGCATAATTTGATAGCAAGATTGCGCGCAAGGCGGTATTTATCCGCAATGGGTTCAAGCTGTTTAGCCAGTGCCTCTTCATCATTCAGATTCAGTTCAATGCCTTGTGCCGTGGCTTGGGCTTTCAGCCAATTTTGATATTCAAAAACCTCACGATTTACATCGCCTACAGTAAAAGAACGGATATAGTAGGTATTGCCGTTGAGTTCAAACGGTTTCAATGTGGGTTTAATTGCGAGTAAAGTTGCTTTCGTGCCTTTCATTTGTTGATTTCCTTAAAATGTTTATAAAAAACACCGCACTTTTTATCGTGCGGTGAGTGGGTTATGCGACTGGTAATAAATAATCACGTTTAGATTGTTTAATGGTTACACCTGATTCAAACTTGCCTTTGACTTCACCGCTAATGTTGGTGCTGGTTTGGATAAAGCCTGTGCCGTAAAGCGATCCCTGATTGTTTTTGAACACAATCAAATAAGGGAACGTTTCTTTGCCGTAGAACTTCTTGCGTAAATCCGCTTGCATTGCGGTAGCTGGCGCCCAGAAGAATGTGAGTTTTACATTACCAAACTCAATATCGCCCGGTTCGGTTTCTGTTCCCTCACTGCACATTGTAGTGACGTCTTCTTCCGAAAGCGTATCTCCGTCTTTTTCAATATTTTTGATGGCGCAGAAGTTAGAAGACCAAGTAACACGAGCCACTTTGGCATTGGTAAATACCGTTGGTCTGTCTTGGTCTGCCCAATTCACTTCATCAGCAAAAATGATGTCGTTGGTTTGAATATCTTTAACAGGGTAGTAGCCGTCTAGCGAGCCAAGCCCGGTAATGCGGAGCAAATCCCCTTTTTTGTAACCGCTATTGGCTACGGTGATTTTGGCATTAGGGGTAATGTCGCACGCGGTGATACTTTTTTCCGCTTCAACACCCTTGCCGATATAAAATTTTGTCCCCTGAAATGGGGTGGTTTGTGTGGCCATAGTTAGTCTCCATAAGCTATTTGATACATCACTACACGACGGTGTAGTTTTGTATCGGGTTCATAATCACTAAAATCCGAAATGCGTTCGGCAAAATCAAATTCATCTTCTACCGCTTCAAACAAGGCTTCGCGCAAGTTAAAGATGTCATCAACTTGATTGCTGTAAATGTCGATTTGCACTTGGTAATCATCTAAATCCCCATTTTCTAAGGCGGCATTTGGGGTGATGGTGGGGAATTGATACACAATGACGGGATAGGTCGTATTGGTATCGGGGATCACTTCATAAAAACAACGCCCTGCAACCAAAGGCGACAGGGCGTTAAATAAGTTGTGTTGGATCATTTGTTTCCTTCCCTTAAGATTTCCTCTCGTAAGGTAGTAATAATGGCATTGGCGGCTTGGTCTTTCGTTTGCTCAAACGCGGTGCGCAAGAAAGGGCGCGCCGGCATTTTAGAGGTGCCGAACTCAACAAATCGCCAATAATACGGATCGTTAGGGTTATATGCCCCGCCTTTCTGTGCTTTGGCTTTAAACTTTTCGATTTGTTTACCCGAAAGCTTTTTTACACCAATATAGGTGTTAGTTTTGCCATTTCGACCGACTTTGGTCTTGGATTGAATGGCTTTTTTTAATGTACCTGCACGTCGGTGCGGCACTTTCTCTTTTAAGGTTGGGGCGTTAGTGCGTGCTTTGTCGCGTACAATCGCTCCACCTTTTCGCATTGCTTTAACGGCAATGCGATTACTTGCTTTTCGGCCGAGTTCTTTCATTGCTGCCGACAGCGCCCTTAATCCTTCCACTTTGACTGTGCTAGCCATTGACTTTTTCCTTACACAGTAATTGCAATGCGGTGCTTCGTCCTTGGTAATTCAGCACTTCAACAATCTCAAAATGCCGTTCGCCAAAAACGACCCGCATTGTGGGCGTAATACCTGCCCGATAACGTAACCAAATTTGCACGGTAACTTCCGACTGCACCTGTTGGGCGGAAAAATATTCTTTCCCCGTTAAGGGTTTGACTTCCGCCCAACAGCTGACAACATCTCGCCATTCGGTAACCAATGCGCCGTAGTCGTTTTGGGTGTTAATTTGCTGCTGTATCTTGATTCGATGACGCAGTTTGCCAATTTGCATTTACACCCCCATTAATCGGTAAGGCTGGATCAACCGCCAAACACCTTGCTCAATTTCTTTAGAGGTTACGCCTACGACAACGCTTTCTCGGTGTTCATACCAATGGGCAATGACCATTAGCATTGCTTGTTTAATTGCCGCATTCGCCACAAGCCCCATTGATTCCTCTTCAGGTACGCTATTTAGATAGAGTTTGCGCCCGAGTTGGCTTTCAAGATAGGATTGGGCAGCGGTTTCATACTGAGTTAAGAGCGTGTCTTCTTCATTATGATCGATACGGCAATGTTGTTTGATAAGCTCAAGCGAGATAAGCATTGGTAAAAATCTCCAAAAAAAGCACCGCACTTGAGTTGTGCGGTGTTAAGGGTTATTTCGTTTTAGGCGCAAGTGTGCCTTTGATAAAGGCCTCTGGGCGATACACCGCGAGGGCTAAGCGTTCTTCCGCCAAAATGGTCACTAAGTTGCGCACAAAGTCATCTTCATTTTCCGTTGCAATAGCGATGGCGGAAGCCTGACGGTCAAACACCTGCGCGCCAAGGCTAAATGCCCCTGTCAAGAAAGTGCCAGCGGTCATTGCTTGCGTTTGCACCACTGGTAAGCCCCATAAGGTTGGCTGTGCGGTACCTTGTGGATTACCGATAATGTTACGCCCCATACCATCTTTCTCCAACTCAATTTTCGTCCAATCGATTGGGTTAAGCACATAGCCTGTGGCTGGATATTCTGCAATTAAGGCTTGTAATTGTGCTAATCGCAGTTGATCAATGATGGTGTAGGCCGCCAATTTTGCGGGATCTGCAAACGCAGTAGCTTGCGGTAAAATCCCGTGTAACGCACCACTTGATCCATCTCCGTTTAAGAGTTGACGATCTTCAAACAGTTTCAAGCCATAAATTAAACGACCGTTAATGTAGCTTTGTAACATTGGCGCATCGTCTAAAATCTGACGAGAGGCTTTCATATAATGGGCAATGGTTTTAACCCCCAGCGTTACTTCGTCAAATTTAATATCGGATTGGGCTTTTTTATCCCCCTCATTCACTTGATACGCCGCCCCATTGGTAAAGCCGGTTTCACGAATGTAGGTGATGGAGTTACTTTGGGTGGTGCCTTTCGCTAACAGGTCTCGAATCGTTAGAACCTGATCCGGTGGCGTTAAAATCCCCGGTAATTTATGTTCAGGGATTAATGCACCCGCCGCCCCCGCTGTATTCGTTGTGGCACTGGTAATAGTGGCTTTTACGGATAAATGGGCGGAATTGCCTTTGCGTGGATCTTGCATAAATTTTTGGAAACTGTCTGATTCCATTAACTGTTCCACTAAGGATTTTTCAGCGGTCTCATTGGCTCCCCCACGACGAGCGGCTTTTTGCTCTAACTCATCTAATCGGCTTTTCGCTTCGTTCATTGAAGTTAAGGCTTCATCCACTTGCGCTTTTAAGCCCTCTAAGCCTTTTTCGTTGTTCGCCATTTTACCTTGTAGTTCTTCACCTAACCCTTTTACTTGGTCGGTAGCTTTTTTAAACTCGCTGGCGAGCTGTTCAAGATTTTTTTCTGTTTCTGACATAATTAGTGTTCTCCCGTAATGGATTTGATAATTGTTAATGCGTTGCTAATTGATTTTTCTTCAGGCTCGCCCTGAATGAGTTTTTTCAAGCCGTAGCTAGCAACGGTTACAGCTTGTTTTTGTGAAAACCCCAAATCTCTTAGGGCTTTCTCAAATTCAGCAAGAGTAGGCAATCTGCCTTTTTCTAACACAGATTTCACTTTTTCCACGCGACTTGCTTCATTAGCGGGAAAAGTAACTACCGAGATTTCTCTTAATTCAATGGCAAGTAATTCTGTGGAGTCCTCTTTTTCATCATAGGTCCACTTATTCACCCGATAGCCAATAGAAAGCCCATCAATGGCGCCCGCCATCATTAAAGCGTGTACCTCCTTGGCTTTTGCCACTTCATTGATCAGTAGCCGTCCTTCACCGTATAAGCCTTTCTCATCTTCTTTAAGCTGTGTCCATACGCCGATAGGCTGATTGCGGTCGTGGTTCCATAATACCGGCGGCATTTTGCCTTGCTCTTTCCACATCTTGATGGAGTCTAAAAATGCCCCTTTGCGTACGATCTCATCGTAGGCATCTTTCACATCAAACACGTTGCAATAGCCGGAAAAAAAGCCATCTTCTTTGATGGCTTCGGCTTTAAATAAGAGATCTTTAGTTCGGTTTGTCATTGGTTATGTCCTTTCCGATTTTATCAATCGCAGTCAAATTAAGTTGTACAGTCAATTGATCCGCCCCCTCTACCGCTGGGAGATTTTCTAATGCCCGCACTTCATTTCGGGTCATTACGCCATTTTGCAAAAGTGCGGTGTAAAAACTCGCTCTTCCCGCGCTATCCGCTCGCAATAACCCTTCTACACTAAAAATAGGGTAAATTTTTGACCGCTCTTCAGGTTTCAGTAATTTGCGTGTAATGGTTTGTTCAACCCGTTTTAGCATTGGATTAAGTGAGTAAGTCAGGAAATTTTGCGTAATTTGCTCTGCACTTGATGCCCAAGATGACGATTTATCCGTGCTATAAATTAATTGAGGCGGTACACCAAAGGCACGGCAAATTTCCTCAATCCCAAAATAGCGGCTTTCCAATAATTGGGCGTCTTGGGGGTTGATCCAACTGCCTGACATATTGGCGGGTTCCATTCCCGCTTCAAGCACCATCCACTTGCCAGCGTTTTCAGACTTGCCAAATTCGCTTAGCCCCTCGCGCACGCGCTTACGTTGCTCATCGGATAAAATCCGCTCACCCGTTTTCAAAAAACCGCCCGCCTTTAAATTATTTTTAAAGGCTTTGGCCGCGGCATTATTCGCAGCGGTTTGTAAGCCCATTACTTGCGCTTGATAGCGAATGGGGGATAACCCAATTAAACCATCAAGGGTAAAACCTCTAAAGTGCAAAATATCCCGTTCGGCGTAATTGCCGCCGTCCACGTTATTTTTGGTGTAAATGTAGCGGATTTCGCCGTTATCACTGCGTTGCACCTGCATATACTGTGGATCAAGAATATCCAATGCAACCACGCGCGCACCAATACGATTTATGCGGCAATAGGCGTTGCCCCATAAATCAAGGTTAGCAATCACCGCTTCCCAAAACTCACTGGCACACATATCCGCATTGGGCGTGTCGTGAATAATTTTGTAAAGAGGGTGATCGCGAGCGATTTGCCGTTGCTCATTTTTAAGGTGGAAAGGCAGTGATGCAATGGTTTGACTGCGTAACCGCACACAAGCCCAAACCGCACTTAATTTTAAGGCGGTTTCGCCATTTACCGTTTCGCCTGCGCCACTTGCCTCACTTACAAAGGGTTCTACAACGCTGCCTTTATCAAGGCGTTTTCCGCCTGAAAACCAGCGTTGGTAAAAACGGCTCCACCAGTTTTTATCATTTAGTGTACTCATCCGATAATCATATCCTGTAAAAATGCATCAATATTCAATGGCGTTTCCGCACTTTCTGCTATACCAAGCGCCATAGCAAGTGCGACCATTCCGTCAATTCGTCCCGTTGCTTTGTGTTTTTCAAATTTTCGGTTGCCGGCTGGATCTTTGGTAATGACTGCGTTTGCCGCACACATCGTTAAAACGGGGTGCATACCGTGGCGCAGTTGTCCATTAAGCAATTGGCTTTCTAAGGTGTCAATTGCCGGCGACATATCCTTAAATCCTTGACCAAAAGGCACTAGGGGCAACGTAATACCCTGTGCGTCCATTTCTTTTTTGAAAATATCCATTCGCCATCGGTCAAACGCAATTGAGGAAATATCAAAATCACTTAAGATGTCGGCAATATCTCGTACAACGTGGGCATAATCCACGGTGGCGCCGGGTGTTGTGCGGATAAAACCTTGTTTTGCCCACACATCATAAGGGCTTCGGTCGCGCTTTGCGCGGTCAATCAAACCTTGTTCCGGCGTCCAGAAATAACTATAAACATTGGTTTTGCCACTTGGGTCTTTGGCAACCAGCACTAGCGACGTTAAGTCTGTTCGTGCAGATAAGTCTAAACCGCCATAGACACTTAATCCCGTAGGAGACGGTGCGACTTCGCCATTGGCTTTCCAGACATCTTGCGTAACAAACGTGGATACCGTGCTGACCCGCTGATTGAGGTTTAAATTGCGGAACGTATTTTCAAAACTTGGCATTCGGTTAGCTTTGTCTGCCAATTTTTTGATGTCTTCCTCACTGCGGAACACACCTAACGCAGGATTGGCTTGTTTCCACGCTTTCGGATCAGTAATTTTTAAGTCTTTATCCGCGCTGTAAACGTGGCAAACTGTATGTGGATCGCCGCTGTTGATTGCGTCATCAATCCAAATTGAAAGCAAATCTGCGTCATTTGCGGCTTGTGTGCTAATGGTGAGCAATAATGGGCTCTTATGCGCGCCTTGTGCGGTCGTAATCGCATCAACGAAAGCCGATTGACTGCCTTGCACTTGCCCTACTTCATCTAAAATCGCCAGCACTGGCGATAAACCTTGTGCGGTTTTACCATCTGCGGCTAAGGCTTTGTATTCAACATTCATTGGCCGCCCAACCAGCCGCTTACCACTTGGCTTAATATCAACAAGGGTAGTCAGTTTAGGGTTAAGTTGGATCATTTTTACCGCGAGGTTAAATACGAGAGCGGCCTGTTCACGACTTAAGGCTCCGCTGACAATTTGGCTATTTAAGATGGCAACAGGTCCCACTAAATGTGCCAGCAATAAACACGCAATAAGTGCCGTTTTTCCATTTTTACGCCCAATCGACAAAATACCGTGTGTGGTCCCCTGTGGATTGTCATAAACGTCAAAAATAAAGCGTTTTTGGAAATCCTCTAATTTAATCGGGCTTCCTACTAACGCCCCTTCGGGGACAAAACAATATTTTTCAATAAAGGCGATGACTTTTTCTGCCGTCGTCATCAGTTAAACACCCTGGCAATTAAGCCGTCATCATCATTAATCGCATTCCGTGCCTCTTGATAAAGCTGATTGGTCTTCACTTGATCACGACTTTCCCCATTTGTGGCGCGACTGTGAATTTGCAAACTTCGGCACATTTGGATTTCACGCTTGTACAGGTCTTCGATCACATAGTGCAGCGGGTGCATTTTCATTGTGCCGGTGTCTGTTTTTACCCAGCGTCGATGATTTTGTAACTCGTGTTCATAATCATCAATTTCTACATAGAGTTTTGCGAGTTTTACCGCCCGTTCTTGATCGATCGGCGTCCAACTGTCTAAGGCTCGGCTATTGATAATACTGTTCCAATAGCGCGTTTCTAATTTTGTTAATTTTTGTGGTGGTGATAGCTTGGTTTGTGCCGCTTTGGTGGCTAACACTTTTGCAGTGGTGCTATCACTACGCAATTTGCGTCCACTCATAAAATCACCTCCTAAAGCTATAAAAAAGGGTAGAAAAACTGTAATAGCGATCACGCAGAGTTCCCCAAGCGGTAGCCCAAGCCATTTGCCTGAACTTTTTACCCGCCCTCCCCCTTATTGAATGGGTGGTCTGGGTCAATAGGAAATCCACTTGCATCACAGCCTATATGATTAAGTTTTTTAATTTCAGCTTTTTGTTTTGCGCTGTCGTGATGTAACTTACAAAGCGATTGCAAATTATCTGGGTCAAAGAATAAATCTAGATTGCCCTTGTGGGGGGTAATGTGGTCCACTACCGTAGCGGGGGTAAGTTTGCCCGCTTGAGAACAGAAAACGCATAAGGGGTGTTTTGCTAATTGGTCTAAGCGTAGTTGCTTCCACGCCTTACGATGATAAAGATGATGCCAACTAGCCCTACTCATTTATGTAACTCCACTTGCCAGTCTCTAATCTTATCAATACGATTAAGACACATATCACGCTCACGTTTGAGTATCACGGCATACTGTGTTACATCACCATAAGTGCGCCCCTTAAATGCCGTCTTATCCAAATGCCCTAATAGCACGGGCGGAATGCCTGGGCAATGTGTTGTCTCAATCTGACTGCTGCAAGAACTCAATAACATTACGAGGAGCAGCAGCATTATGAGCGTCCACATTTTTAACCTGCGTTTGAATTGTGCGAATAACATTATCGGATTGCTCCCTGATTTTGCTTTCGGATTGTGTAACTTCTTGGGTGAGTTGATAATTGCGCTTTGCCTCTGCTTTAAGGCTTGCGATAGCTTGGCTTTGTGTCGTGATGGTTTGGGCTTGCATTTGATTTTGGGCTCTCAAGCTACTTATCATCTGCGACTGATACCAAACCCAACCACACAAGCCCAATACCAGAAAAAGTGCGGTGAGATTTAGCCACGTTTTAAACTGGTTAAACATAATGCTTTCTCTTTTTCTCGGCGGGTTACTAAACCTTTCAGCACTTTCCCACTTGAATATTTCCAGCGTGGGAACTGCTCACACATCTCGGCTATGTTGCCTTGTTTGGCGTAACGGTAAATGGTTGACGTTTTGAGTTTACCACAGCCTACGTTAAAGGTCAGTGAGGTCAATGCCTCAAATGCACCTTGCGGTAGAGCTTTGCCGTTAGCGTAACGATTGACGCACTGTTCTGCCGTCTGAATATCTTTGGCCCAGCGATCGGCAATCTCTTTGTCAGAGTAAACTTTGCCAAAGGTAATATCACCCGTTGAACCAATCCCTACCGTCCATACATCAGCAGGGCATTTATACGGCTCACGCATACAGCTTTCCGCTTCGCCGATTAATGCCATTCCCTTTTCAGTGGTGCGGATTTCATCTGAATAATTAAACATTACCAAACCAATGATTGCTACCACAGAACAGCCCGCAATTTTCTTGAAATGTTTCATTTAATATCTAGCCCTTTCCTCAATCTCGCCACAGTGAGCTGATGGATTTCTTCCTTACGTTCTTCATCACGCTTTCTCGCCCGCCAATCACAAATACGTTGATATAAATTAGCAAGTGCGGTAACAATACCGATGGCGAGGCTCAACATCATTAAATTTTGTTGATCGCCAAGCCAAGCTAAAAAGCCGCCAAAGCCTGACCAAAGATAGCTTTGTGTTCCCATATCTTTCATAATTTTCATACTCCGCCTCCTGTTTTCGAGGCAATAAAAAACCCCGACTGGCATAACCAATCAGGGTTCTATAAATTCTTACTCTGTTCTTTAGTTGCGCTTTCCGCAAGATACGGGAGAAATATACCTTAGCTGCTTAGCAGTTGTCAAATTTTTTTTTAACGTCTGCATAAAAAACCGTAAATAAAATGTTCGGCTGCCGTAAAGACTTTTTCGACATAGTGGCGCGAGCGATTAATTTTTTTCGCAATTGTTGCTTGAGACAACTGATCGATGTAAAAAGATTTGATCATCTCATAACCCAGTATATCAATTTTTTTTAATTCACATACCGCACATTCTACCGCTAGGATTTCTTCCTCTATCAAAGTTATAGATCTTGATGGGTCTTGTTCAGCACCTTCAATCCCTAATGCGTGTCTGGGGTAATCTACACCGAGATCAAATTCTCTCGACCATAACCCCCAATCATCTAACCGTAATTTAAATTCTTCTTTCGTCATTTTTTTCTCTCCTATGGGTGGCGCTCATTTTTTAACCGCGCCACCTTGATAAAGCCTTATTCTTACTGGGTTTGTCATTATTTTTATGCCGAAAAGGTGGCGGTGGCACTACCCTCAAAAACTTTATATATAAAAATTACGTTAATACATTATGGTTCTACCATTACCACAATATATTTTTCATTTTTTAAATATCTTTTTTTACTGCCACCCTGCCACCTTTTACTATTTTTAGCTCTAATATATTGATTTATAATTATTTTTTAAGGTGGCGCTCATTTTTTAATCGAGCCACCCTTGAATAGCTAACTTATTGATTTAATTAACATTGGCGGGTGGCACTTCATACTAGACTTTCAAAGTCCGCCACCGCATTTTCCGCTGCATCTAGCTGCTCCCGAATGTAGCATAGATCGCTCAAATCAACAGATTTATCCAAAATCCAAGGACGCAGCTTTTTACCTTTAAATTTTAGTGTTACTTGGAGGCCTATACGCTCTTGCAATAACTTTCTTAACGCCATTTGATCAACCGTCAAATCCTCATTATTTTCGGTTAAATACCGCATAATCTGTGCGATAGTCATAGCTTTAGCGGGCGGCTGGCTCAAGAAGTCGAGGAAAGCCACTTCTAAATCTGAACGGTTAAAATCAATCATTTTACGGCGTGCTGGCGTATCAAACGAATGCGTCCAACGGTAATCTGATAAATCCAACGACACTAAATAGCTATAAACTTCGGCGATGAATTGCTTGTCATTAAGTAAGCTATAAAGGTGGTCGTAATAGGCTTTTTCTTTTGCGTGATCAGGCCCACCAAACACATTAATTCTTCGGTCTTCCTCCTTCAGCACTAGGGCATCCGTATGGTTGGTCATAAAAAAGAAATTGGTATAAACGGGCATTGTTTTCTTTGTATGGGGTACTGATTATTTTTGCATAGATAGAAATAAAAAAATTTGGGTCGGGAAAATGCGGTGAGCTTAGGAAATACGGGGCTTTTCGCGTTTTTGGTTTGTATAGTTATGCAAAATATAAAATGAGCAAAAATAGTAAAAAAATGAGTAAATTTGCGTTATTTTTTGCATAATAGTGATCAGTATTTAAAAAGATTTTAAACACATTTTAAAAATTAAAAAAGTGAATGGGTTAAGTGTGAGGCTTAACCCTTTTTTGTGGTTAGAAATCTCTGTAACTTCTGACAAGTTGTCCTATTATAATTAACTCGTTGGCTTCGTCTGCGTTTAGGATTATTGGGCGGTATGCGGGGTTGCCGCTTAGTAGTTCTATGCCGTTAAAGCCAAGTTGAACTTTTTTAACCCACATTGCGCCTTGGTGGTTTAAAACAAATATCTTCCCTTCTCTAAGTTCTGTTTTTGAACGATCTACGATGATTTCTTCGCCGTCTTTTAGGGTTGGGTGCATGCTGTCGCCGTCTACGGTGAATATTGCTAAATTGTCGGCTTTTAAGCCCCTTGTTTTCAATAGTTTAAAACTACACAGTAAATATTTTAAACTGTGTAGTTTTATACTTTTCACATATTGCATACACAGAAAGCATAATAGATTGATTTATTTAATATTTTTTTGCTATTTTCCTAAAAATGCTTAAATTATTCTGTTTACTTAGATTTACGTTTTAATTGCTCTTTTTCTGTGTACTCAGTCCATTTTAATGTTGTAAACGTGTAATCGTAAGTCATCCTTGCGGAGTCAATGATAAGCTGCTTCCCTTTTTCATTACTTTTTCTAAAATAATTGATCAACATCATTTCTTCCATTGTCAAAGGGATTGGATAAATGGCATCTTCAGGCTCATGAGCTAAATAAAATTTAGGTCCATTGCTACTTTCTGAAAGTTCTACAATCTTTTCTTTCATTTCTTCAATCATTTCCTGATCTTTTACGGTTTGAGAATCCCTATTCCCCGTTAAAACATAATCCACATCAATTTTAGTATTAGGATTATTAAGAACCGCAACTCTTAAAAGATTTTCAGGAAACACACCACGTCTTTTTCGTTCAGCAAAAGCTGTTTTTGTTAAACCTAAAAATTCAGCTATATCTTTATCCATAGTTAGGGAAAGCTCAGTTTTTAACCGATTAAGTTGATTTATAAAAGTTGTCATAAAAAAATCCTTGCAATTCATAAAATTCATATTAATATGAACTAAGTAAATAATAATGAACTATATGATTTATTATTAAATCATAAAAATGATTTTAGTTTAAAAGCTATTCTTAGTCTATAAAAAAAGAGGTGGTTATGAAAAAAAGAAGTAGAGAAGAAACTAAACAGTGGTTTAGAGATAAAAATATCACTCAAGCAGAATGGGGACGACAAAATGGTTATAACTCAAATGAAATAAGTCGTGTTTTGAATGGGAAATCTAAATGTTTATATGGTCGAGAGCGAGATATTGCTATTAAGTTAAATATACATTTAGAGAATTGAGGAGTTCATTATGAGTGAACTTAAATCATATTATTCAGCGCAAGAATTAGTGGATTTAAACTTAATAAAGCTGCCAACAACCAAGAAAGCCATAATAACTAGGGCTAAAAAAGAAAACTGGCAATCCCAACCCCGCAAAGGACGCGGGGGCGGTATTGAATACGCGTTAAATACCCTACCCGAAGAAATCCAAGCCGAGATCCGCGATAAGTTTGCAATGTCGGTGGTAAATAAAAAAGTGTCTGTGCCGGTTGTGCGCAATGAAGACATCTGCTCTTTAACAACTAAACAACGTGAAATCGCTGATGCGCGTATGGCATTAGTGGCTTGTGTGGCGGAGTTGGAACAGTCTATGAGCCGGATTAAGGCGGTGACGTACTTTTGCGAACAGGCGAAGTGCGGTCAGTTATCGGCGGAATTAATCGGCTTAGTGGAAATTGCCAATGCGAAAAAGGGTAATAGTGGACGGGTTTTATCAGTGACCACGTTAAATAAGTGGGTAATTAAGTATCACAAGGCGAGTAATGCGGAAGAGCGTTTGCTAGCCCTTGCACCGGCACAGCGAAAAGCGAAAAAAGCCGAGGAATTGGCTTGGTTGCCTGATTTTTTAGCGGTTTATCGTAATACGAATGGGGTGAATATTGCCGAGGCTTACCACGAATTTGCTTATCGTTGGCAAATGCAGTTTGCGGATCAGCCTTTGTTGCTTGAACGGTTGCCGAGTATTGGTCAGGTGCGTCGCGGGTTAGCTAAGCTGCCGAAATTAATCAAAGAAATCGGGCGAAAAACCGGTGCAGAACTTAGAGCGTTGAATACTTATGTTAAGCGTGATTGGTCGGTATTGCGGGCGAATGACGTGTGGGTGGGTGACGGTCACTCAATGAAGATGAAGGTACAGCATCCTGATCACGGTCGTCCGTTTATTCCAGAAGTGACGTTAATTATGGATACCGCAAGTCGGTTTATTGTGGGCTGGTCGGTGAGTTTGGCGGAGAACTGTTTAGCGGTCGCGGATGCCTTGAGATGTGGCATTGAGCGGCACGGCATACCGGCAATTTACTACTCCGATAACGGTGGCGGTGAGAAAAACTGGATGTTAGACGGTGATATTACCGGAATGTTGCCAAGACTTGGGATAAATCACCAGACGGGTATTCCGGGCAATCCGCAAGGGCGTGGGATTATTGAGCGGGTGAATAAGACATTATTGTTGCGCATTGCACGGCAGTTTGAAACGTATCACGGCGGTGGTGCAGATCGCGAAACGGCACGAAAAACCGGCACGGCGATTATCTCTTTAGATAAAGCCTTAAGACAGCGCAAAACCGAATTAACCCCGAAACAGCAAAGTGCGGTGGGAAAATTGCCCAGTTGGAAACAGTTTGTTGACGCCGTAGAAGAAGGTGTGCGTTGGTATAACGAAGAACATATCCACCGAGAAATCGGCACGACGCCGGCACGCAAGCGTGCGGAATTATTAAAAGGCGTTGATGTGTTGTATGTCACACCGGTCGAAGCGAGAGATATGTTTAGACCGCAAGTGATCCGCACCGCACAACGTGGCTGGGTATCCGTATTTAACAATGACTATTTTAACCAGCAACTCATTAATGTGGACGGTGAGAAAGTGGCGGTGAGTTTTGATATTCACAATGCGGAAACGGTGATTATTCGTCGGTTGGACGGGAGCTATATTTGCGACGGCATTTGGAACGGCAATAAGCGAGATGCATTTCCGAAACCTTTTGTGGAAAAAGCGAGAGAAACACGTTATCAGCACAGAATTAAGCTCAAACAAGCGCAAGTGGACGAAATTAATGCAGAACTTAATCCGGTTATCAACCTTGAACACAACACAAGCACTGATTTGTTGCACGGGTTAAGAACCAGTTTGAAAAAGGCGGCAAAGGCGGAAGAAATCGCCGTATTACCAAGTGAATTACGCAGAAAACAAGCATAGGAGCGAAGATGAAAGAGCAATTACAACAATATATGCAAGAAAACGGTCTTACCCAACAACAGATCGCCAATGCAGTCGGGAAATCCGTTGCCGTTATTAACCAATATTTAAAAGGCACATACAAAGGCAAAACAGATGAAGTCGATGAAGCTGTAAAACGTTTAATCGGTCGGCAAAAAGACAAAGTAGTCGAGCGAAAATTTAATACGGAATTTGTGCCGACCTTTGCGGCGGAAAGCTGTTTAGATGCTATCCATATCGCGCACGTTGAAGGCGATATTGCGGTGATTACCGGTGCTGCCGGCTTGGGTAAAACTCAAGCATTAAAACGCTATGTGGAGTGTAATCCGGAAACGATTTTTATCGAAGTTGAACCGAGTTGTAATGCGAAAGTATTGCTTAAAACCTTATGCCAACAGTTAGGTGTGAATGATACGGGGCTTAATCACGACTTATTTACTCGCATTGTCGGAAAATTGAGTGATGAACGCTTAATTATTGTGGATGAGGCGGAATTATTAAGCACGAAATGCTTGGAATATTTACGCCGTATCCACGACCTTGCGAAATGTGGCGTCGTGCTCGCCGGTATGCCCAGATTATTAATTAATTTAAAAGGCAAATACGGTGAATTAGCCCAGCTTTATAGCAGAGTGGGGATCGCCCTTGATTTGGGTAATGCATTAAGCGCCGAAGATGTGGCGTTATTAGCCGAAAAAGGCTTAGGTACGGCAGAATTTAACGAATTGCTATTTAAGGTGTGTAAAGGCAATGCACGCCGCTTAAATAAATTGATGCGCGGCGCAGTGCGAATTGCGGAAATGAACCAACGTCCACTCGACGCCGCCATTATTAACCGTTATGCAGAGATGTTAATCGACTAAGGAGCACCCTATGGCAAGACAAGACATTATTGATACCGCTTACGCCTTAAGACGCGAGGGCGTGGAAATTGTGCAATCAAAAGACGGGCGATTCCCGCAATTTTTAATCTTGCGCCCAAGCAAGCGATTAATGGCGAAAGCGGTGAAACTCACCGAGCGAATCAATGGTAAACGCCGCGAGCGATTTGTGGCTATGCAAGGCAAATGTGCGGTGTTTTGGTATTAGGAGGAATAATGGTAAGTCGTCAAATTTATGCTGTCTATCGTGGTGAGCAAAATTTAATGGACGGCACAGCAGAAGAAATCGCAAAAAAATTGAATATCAGAGTTGAAAGCGTGCGAAAACAGTCAACACCAACCGCACAAAAACGAAACAAAGGACAACGATTGGTTGTTATTAAATTGGGAAGAGAGCTTTATTAGGAGAATATTATGGCAAAAAAGACAGCTCGAATTAAAACTGATACTCACGCAGTGCGTTTGCAAACGCGTGATGATGTGGAAACGGCAATTAAGCAAATCGGTGATTTACAACGTCAACTCGAAGGCTTGGCGATTGAACAGAATAACGAGCTTGCGGCGATTACGGAGAAATTTGCGCCGAAAATTACCGCACTTAAAGCGGAAATTGAGCCTGTGCAACAGGCTGTACAGGCTTGGTGTGAGAGCCGTCGGGATGAGCTGACACAAAACGGCAAAACGAAGACCGGCAGTTTTAACACAGGGGAAGTTCAGTGGCGACAACGTCCGCCTTCTGTGGGTATTCGTGGGGTGGACAGCGTGCTTGAGAGCCTTCGCACTTTGGGGCTTACTCGCTTTATTCGGGTGAAAGAAGAACCGAATAAAGAGGCGATGTTAAATGAACCGGAAATTGCCGGCACGGTTGCCGGCGTTACGATTAAAACCGGTATTGAAGATTTTGTGATTATGCCGTTTGAGCAGGAGGTGTAACAAAAGGAGATGATTAAAACCCTTTTCAATGCCCTTTAATCTAAGGGGCATTTATAAAGTGTTTTAGTAAGAGGAAAAAGCAGTGAATAAAAACATCAACAACTTTAACCGCTTTAAGTATTACAGCGAACAAGCGGCAAAAAACGAACGGTGCGGTGAATTACAAGATGCGAAAGAACAATGGGCGATTGCCGAATTAAATGCGCCCGGTGTAAAAAACCGTGAATGGTGCAAATACCGCGCTAAATTTTGTGAACGTGTATTAAGCAAACCATTTTAGGGAGGAAATAATGGCGAAATATGTAGCCCGTTTTTATTGCTTGGTCGAAGCGGTTGTTGAGGCGAAAAGCAATGAACAAGTATTGGAAAAATGTGATTTAAACACCTTTGATGTAAATAAGTTACCGCACAAAATCGTTGAAATAGACGATGTTGTGGAAGTGGAGGAAGTGTGATGGAACTTAGAAAAAGACAAGATACGGTCTGCGAAATTGCCGATGTAATTGCGTTGTTGGAAACAGCAAAAGAAACGGTGTTGAATGACCAAGCGGAAGACACCTTAAAGCTGATGAAATTAGCTGAAATAGAGTTAAGAAAAGCGAAACGTGAAGTGTTGAAATCTATTAATTAACAACAGGAGAAACAAAATGAACTACCAAGATTATATCAAAATGAACCAAATCGGCGTGTATAGCATCGCTTTTCCGACGGAAAAGGTTGTCGAAACCTTGGAAAATGCGGTGCTTGATGAACGCGGCGGGGTGAAATTTGAAATTGTGAAAAATCCGTTTGCCGATAAGAAAGTTATTGAAGTGGGTGAAGATGGTTTATTTTTCTCGGTGCGAGCAGAGTTTAAGAATTTAACCAAAGAGCTTGTCGCACATAAAACCTATGAACTTAGTCAGGATGGCGTATCTTTTGAAGTGGAGCTGGAAGCCCGAAGTCAGTTATATCAAATCATTCCGCCGTCCAGCGAAATTTATAACTTTTTCTACAATCGCACGACTGAAATGTTAATAGTAAACAGTAACAGTAAACGCTCTAAAACCGCCATTATGCAGCTTATTCAGGTTTTCGGGCTTGCCGGAGTGAAGTCGATTATTGTGTCGGATGAAAAACTGGGCATTAATAAGCGCTTTGTAGATTTTATCGAAAATCAAACGCCGATGTTTAAATTTGTCAACTTTAATCACACGGCGACCTTACGCAAAGATACACATAACGAAAAAAGCCACCGCACTTGTCGTCATTTAGACAGTGCAAAAGGCAAAGAAAATGCGTTACAGGTTTTAAACGACGGCTTTTATGTGCAGTCTTTGGAGATGATTTACCTTGATGTTTTGCGTTTTAAATTGGATGAGGATTTACATATCCGCAATATGCGTTTTAAAGATTATGCCACTACATTGCGTAATTTGCACAGTGATGAAGCCTTTTATTATAAAAGAGGGCGTTTTTATGAATATATCGGTATGCAATACGACACGTTAAATAAAATTATGCGCAGTACGGTGTTGGAATTTACGCAAGAAACGAAGCTGGAACAGTTTGCATAGGGAAAATAGTATGGAAATACAACCTAAAATCTGCTTAGAAGTCATTTTTGACGATGAAGAAACCTTAAGTAAGGTCAGTATTGGAGCAAAAACCGATGTGTTAGGCGGTAAGGTGTCAAGAGTGAATTTTCAGGGCGATACTTTTGACGATTTAGAATGGTTTATGGGCTTGTTTGATGATAATCAAATGCAGTTCTTATGCGCAAGAAACAATACCGTTGATCGTATGAAAAGTGCTATCTATAAAGCATTGGATAAGTTGATTAATGAGATCATAGACGAAGAAGAAATTGACAACGATATCCCGTATTAAAACCCATTTACAGCCCATTTAAACTGTATTTAAAGTGGGCTGAGTAATGTGTTTTAGCATAATCAAGGAGCCAATATGAAACTCTGCCGTTGTCCGGTTTGTCACAGTGACATCCATTTAGATCAGCTGTTGGAAGACGATGCCGGACGTGAAATCTTAACCATATTAACCCAACTTAAAGGCAATACCGCCCGCGCGTTGGTGAGTTATATTGCCCTTTTTCGTCCGGAAAAATCGGCATTATCCAATAGCCGAGCGTTAAAACTAATGCAAGAAGTGTTAGAAAGTTATGCTCCTGGTTTATTGTTGGCACACGCATTGCAAGAAACGGTGAACGGTGTAATGAAAAACCGCCGTGAAAGTAAAAATATCGTTGCGTTGACAAATCATAATTATCTAAAAAAAGTCTATGACGGTGCGAAACCTTTATTTGCGGTAGTTCGCAATGAAAACGACGAAGAAAAACAGCAAAACCAACCTGTGACACAAGAAGATGAACGGGTTGCCGCAGTGCAATATATTGAACGTTTTGCCAATATCGGGATGTTAGATTTGGTGAAAAATACTCCGCAATATCTTATTTGGCGGAAATGGAAACAGGAGCGAAAAGGCATATGATGACCGGGCAGGCAAAAGCATTAATGGCAAAAATCCACATTGGTAAAACACAGTTAAAAATGGACGATGTCACCTATCGGGTATTTTTACGCAATCTTGTGGGGAAAGCCAGTTGCAAAGAAATGACCGAGCAAGAATTAAAAATTGTGTTGAGCGGCTTAAAGCAAAAGGGATTTACACCGGTTGCCACCCGATTTAAAGTGCAAAAACGCCCGACACCGCCGGCAGATAAGGCAATTTATTTAGCAAAAATCACCGCACTTTTAGCCAATCAAGGCAAACCGCAGTCTTATGCGGATGCGGTGGCTAAAAAAGCCTTTGGGGTGGATTTTGTGCATTGGTTGGCGGTTTGGCAGTTGAAAAAGGTGATTCAGATGTTGGCGGTGTATGAACATAGACAAAACAAATGATATAGATTAAAGTTAAAGCCCTAAGAAACGTAAATTAGGGCTTTTTTTATTGGAGGCGATTATGAAAAAGATTATTACTTTACTTACTTTGACAATTTTATCTTTATCTGTTCAAGCCTTTGATCAGGAAAAATTTAAAACTGATACGGGATATTATAATTTATATCGTGGTAAAGCTAAGGCTATCGTGATTTTACTTACCCCATTTAACACGTCTAACAGCGTAAAAGAAGCATTTGATTTATATAGTCAAGGCGATCCGACAAAATGGAGAAATTTAGTAGGCAGACTAAACGAAGCTCGTCAAAAAGGACAGGAAATCGGCGCATTTAACTATATGTCAAGTTGTCTAAATGCCACGATACAAGCTGATTTAATGTGGAATTACGCAGCAACAATGACAACAAACGGATTGGATGAATGGAATGATCCGAACGCTTTTAATTTAAAAATGTATAACCAAGCTAAGCGCAATTTTGAACTGGAGTTTAGCGATTGTAAGAGTGTATCGAGAACCCCGCCTAATAAAGAAGATTATTAATATAAATCTCGCCAAACGGCGAGATTTTTTATATATTTTTCTTCCCAAACATTCTCCCTTTTTAATTTTTCGTGTTTCAATTCGCTTGAAGATCAAATAAAAAGGAGAATGTTATGCAATTAGAAGACGTTACCGAATTATTGCCGGATATTGTACAGGATATGATCCGTTTGATTGGTTTTGCCGATACGGAAAAAATGATTAAAACATTCGGCGGTGTGACATTTCGTTTTACCGACGGCGTGGTTTATTTCCCGAAATTAGTTGAGTTGATTGGGCGTGATAAGGCGATTAAATTGCGTGAATTTTTTAGATGTGAACACGCCTATATTCCGCGTTGTGAAGTTGCTTTACGAATGTTACGCAATTATAATTTTAAATCGGACTATGATCGCCTCACTCAAATCGAACGGAAAAGCGGACGGCAAGCAATGCTTGAACTTTGCCCGAAATATCAAATATCAGATCGCTTAGGGTGGTCATTAATCAAAGATATGCAACCAAGTGCAACACAATCCGCCCTCTTTTAGTGCTGAAACCGCTCCACTCCTAACCTTACGCCAAATTATCCAAAATAGCCCTTAATGATTTACGATTAAGGGCTATTTTTATGACTCAACTTATGAATTTTGATGACGTTTTTAACCGCACTTTAGGACACGAAGGCGGTTATGTCAACCATCCTGATGATCCCGGCGGCGAAACCAACTGGGGAATTACTAAACGCACGGCAATCGAAAACGGTTATACGGGCGCAATGAAAACAATGAGCCGCGATACTGCAAAAGAAATCTATCGACGCGCAGTTTGGCTACGTTATCAATGTGATCGAATGCCGCGCGCCGTTGCCTATCAATTTTTTGACGCCGCAGTTAACCACGGTAACGGCAATGCCATCCGGCTGTTGCAGCGCGCCGTCGGTGTCGTGGATGACGGTGTTATCGGCAAAATTACCCTCGCCGCAATTCGGGCGATGAATGAAAACGACATTATTATGCGTTTAAACGCCGAGCGCCTTATTTTTTATACGAAATTAACGCATTTCAACGCATTCGGTCGGGGCTGGGTGCGGCGTATTGCAGAAAATTTACGTTATGGCGCACAAGATAATTAGGAGTTCAATATGAAATTATGGACGTGGATTAAATCATTATTCGGTAAAAAAATTACAGAACAAGTCGGTTTGCCCAGAAATCCTCGCTACAGCAAGATCGCTTGGAGCTATCGGTGCAACGGCAAACTGACCGCAGCGGAAATGTTGTATTTAAAACTGGGAGCATTGTGATGTCATTAAAAGAATTAATTTCCAATCACGACGGTCGGTTATCGACGACCGGATTTATTCAATTTTTCGGCGCGTTGTTAATGGCGGGCGTACTGACTTATAGCGTCTATCTCGATCGCCCTTATGTCACCGAACTATTCAATGCGTTTGCGCTATTTTGCGGTGGCGGCGCAGCGACAAAGGGCTTTGCGAATGCGTTAAATCGGAGTGAAAAATGATGACATATGTATTTGTTGTCGGTTTTGTCCTGGTCGTGATATTGCTTTCTTATGCGGGCTACAAAATTAAACGGGCAAATAACGAAATAGACCGTTTATTTAAAACCAATGAGCAACTGCAAACGGAAAAAATCATTGCGCAGACTCAAGTAAAAAATTTGACCGTAAGGAAACAATATGAAGAAAACAGCCATAATGCTGACCGCACTGCTGTTATTGACCGCTTGCAGCAATCTGCCGATCTCCGTGACTAACGTAAGTTGCGCCGGTTTTAGCGTGATAAAAGCAAGTCGTCAGGATACGACAGAAACGTTACGGCAGATTTTAGTCCACAATCAAACTTATCGGGCGATCTGCGGAGGTGAAAATGGAAATCCAAATTAACGGCACAATGATTTTTAACCTGATTGTGAGTATTGCCGTCTTTTTTATCGGGATGTGGTTTAAACGGCTGGAAAGCGATCATCGCGAAGTCAAAGAAGACATCCGCCAAATAAAAGAAAAATACCAAACGAAAGAAATGGCAAATCACGTTAATTTGGGCGTAAGCGGTCAATTAGAGCGCATATTTGACAAATTAGACAGCATTGAGAGTAAGTTGGATAAAAAGGCGGATAAATAATGCGGGTAAAAAATAAATCAACATCGGAAAAATTAGATGTCATTTTAGACAAACTAATCAGTATTGACGAAAAAGTAGATAAACAAAACGAAGAAATCACTAAATTACGTCGTGAAATGCAGAGTTTGGAAAGCCAAGTTAACGAAATGGCAAAAAAACACAAAGTACAGGCATTAGTCGCCGGTGGTATCGGGGGCGGGTTAGCTGCGGTGGGATTTGAGCTATTGCGCTTAAAATTTGGAGGCTAATGTGGCATTTGATGAAAAAGTGCGTGCTTTTGTGCGCCGGTATTATGTATTTGATCGTCTCACACTTGAGCAATCGGCGGAAAAAGCCGGCGTTGCCTTTGGTACGGCACGACGTTGGAAATCACAAGCACAGGCAAAAGGTGATGATTGGGATAAGGCGCGTGATGTACAGGTTATGGTGGGCGGAGATATGGAATCCTTGGCTGCCGGTATGTTGAGCGGGTTTATTATCCAGTATAAATCGGTGATGTCGGAGCTGGAAACGGAAGATTTGGCAACGATGAAAAAGGTGGAGCTTTTAACCGGGCTTGCGGACTCCTTTGCAAAAATGACGGCATCGAGCAAAAAACTCTTGCCGGAAACCAGTGCGATTGCGACCGCTATGCAGGTGATTGAGATGATGGCGGATTTGGTGAAGACCAAGAAAACCCATTTATTGCCGGATTTTATGGATTTATTTGACGATTTGGAACGCCAAATCAAAAAGGAATTTAAAAATGAAGCTAAAAGACTTTGAAAAACAACTGGAAGCCTTAAGAACCGAACTCCAGCGCAATATTGAGGCGAGTTTTGAAGGTTGGGATGATAGTCCGCAAGCCATTGTTAAACGCCGCAAACAAGTATTCGACCCACAAACCGGGTTCGAGTTTTTTGTGCAACAGTATTTTCCGCATTATGTTCGGAGCGAACATAAATCCCAATTACACCACTATCTTTTTGAACAATTACCGCAGTCGGTTAAATCCGTTACAGATTCGGTGCGCCACGCTATCGCAGCGCCTCGTGGTGAGGCGAAGTCCACGATCTGTACGCAGTTATTTCCGCTTTGGTGTTTGGTGTGCGACCTGAAAAAATACTTGATTATTGCGATGGATACCAAAGAGCAAGCCTACGGTATGCTTGAGGCGATCAAGGTCGAGATTGAGAGCAACCCTCGTTTGCGCATTGATTTTCCGGAGCTTGCGCCCGGTAAGGTTTGGCGAGCCGGTGCGATTTTAACCAACAAAAATCAAAAAATCGAAGCGGTCGGTGCAGGACAAAAATTGCGTGGTCGCCGCCACGGAGCATATCGTCCGGATTTAGTGGTATTGGATGATATTGAAAACGACGAAAGCGTACAAACACCGGAACAACGCAATAAATTGCACGATTGGATCTTAAAAGCCGTATTAAAGCTAGGTGCAGCCGGTGAAAAGTTTGATGTTATTTATGTGGGAACTATCCTGCATTATGACAGCGTATTAAACCGTATTTTAAGCACTAAGGGTTGGAAACGGGCTCGCTTTAAAGCCATTTTGCGTATGCCGGATAATATGGCGTTATGGGATGAATGGGAAAATATTTATCTCTCCGAAGAAGGAGACGATGACACTTTATCTGATGCGTTTTATCAGCAACACAAAGCAGAAATGGATAAAGGGTCGATTGTTTCTTGGCTTGCTCGTCCGCTACTCGTCTTGATGAAAATCCGTGCCACAGACGGACATTCGGCGTTTGATTCGGAGTATCAAAATGATCCGACTGCGGGCGATGAGGCGATATTTGCTAACATCTTACAGTATTGGGTCGATTTACCTAAAAATCTAATTTATTTTGGCTCAGTTGATCCGTCGCTCGGCAAAAAAAACAAGAATGGAGATCCAAGTGCTATTTTGGTGGGCGGATACCATCGCGAAACAGGACGGTTATATGTACTAGAAGCGCAAATTAAAAGACGTGTTCCGGATTTAATCATCGAAGATATTATTAAGCTACATAAGCAATATCATTGTCACCGTTGGTTTGGTGAGGATGTGCAATTTCAAGCTTTTCTTAATTCCGAAATTGTTAAAAAATCAGCTGCACGAGGTGTGCCTGTACCGATGACTGGTGTTAACTCGAACAGTGATAAATTGTTGCGAATCGAAAGTTTGCAGCCCCATATTGCTAATGGTTTGATTTTTATTCATCGTTCTCAGTCCACGCTCATAGATCAGCTACGTCATTTTCCTAAAGCCGACCACGATGACGGTCCCGATGCGTTAGAAATGCTTTGGCGTAATGCGGTGAGTTCGTCGGCGCCGATTGAGTGGATTGGTTTGAAAGATGACGAATTTGGCGAAAACGATTTTGATGAAGATGATATTTACAGTATTTGGAGACGTTAGCTATGGCGCATATTTTTGACAAGTTTAAAGCAAAAGTGCGGTCGGTTTTTGCAGAAAAACAGACGGACGAAGCTCGTGTCACGGAAAACGGGCGAATTATCTCCGACCACCCGTCTAATCACATCACGCCGGCTAAACTCAAATCTATTTTTGACGATGCGGAAAACGGCGACATTATGACTCAGCACGAACTCTTTATGGATATTGAAGAGCGTGACGGGGATATATCCGCCAATATGGGGACGAGAAAGCGTGCCTTATTAACGCTGGATTGGCAGATTGTAGAAACGCGTAATGCTACACCGAAAGAGCAAGAATATCAAAAAGAACTGGATGAGTTTTTTTATCAGTTTTCCGAATTTGAAAACCTGATCGTGGATTTAATGGATGCGGTGGGACACGGCTTTTCCGCTCTTGAAATTAACTGGCAATTTGTGAACGGCAAATGGCTGCCGAATGGATTTATCCATCGTCCGCAATCTTGGTTTAGGCTGGATAAAGACGACAATATTTTACTGAAAACGCCCGATAATGTAATGGGCGAGCCATTGCGTGCTTTCGGTTGGGTGGTACATATCCATAAAAACCGATCCGTGCAGCTTGCCCGTCAAGGTCTTTATCGCACCTTGGCGTGGCATTATATGTTTAAACATTATTCCGTACACGATTTCGCCGAATTTTTAGAACTTTACGGTATGCCGATTCGCATCGGTAAATACGGTGCCGGTGCAACATCGGACGAAAAACGCACGCTTTTAAAAGCCTTGGCGCAAATCGGGCATAACGCTGCCGGGATTATGCCGGAAAGCATGAATGTGGAACTGCATAATGCGGCAAACAGTACCGGACAAAATAATCCGTTTTTGCAAATGGTGGACTGGTGCGAGAAAGAGATAGCACGCTTGATTTTAGGGCAAACCTTAACATCGGGGGCTGACGGTAAAACATCCACTAATGCGTTAGGGCAAGTGCATAATGAAGTACGCCGTGACTTGTTGATTGCAGATGCGAAATTGGTTGCACAAACTATCACTAAGCAAATTATTTTGCCTTATTTGCAGATCAACGTTGATCCGGCTATTGACGAGAATCGTTGTCCACGTTTTGAATTTGACACGAAAGAATACGAGGACTTAGAAAAATTTGCCAAGGCATTACCGCCGTTGGTGAATATCGGTGTAGCAATTCCTGAGCGTTGGGTTCGTGGTAAGTTGGGTATTCCGGAAGTACAAGACGGTGAAACGGTTTTAAAAGCGGTTCAACCGGAATTTAACGGGGATTTAAACGAAGGTGAAACGGCGTTAAAAAGCACCGCACTTTCAGGATATAGCGCAAGTTGTGGCTGTGGTTGTCAAGGTCACGCAGTTTTGTCGGCGAAACATAAAATGCCAACAAATGATCCGCAAGATATATTAGACGATAGTCTGAATAATGCTTTTGTTTCCGTGGATTTTAATTCGCAGCTTAATCCTATGGTGCAAAAAGCCGTAGCAGTATTAATGGCGTGCGACAGTTATGAAGAGGCAGGCGATAAATTGGCGGAAATGTTTCCGGATATGCCGATTGAGCAACATCAAACCTATTTAGCCAACGCGTTGTTTTTAGCGGATTTATTGGGAGCTGCCGATGACGAACGCACCTAAATTTGTCATAGGGTTAGAACCGACACAAGCCGTTGAATTTTTGAAACAGAAGAAACTGTTTGTAGATAAAATCAAGCAAGGGCAACGCTATGAGAGTGCCTTAGCCCGTGCAACGACGGTGGCAAGGCTGACTAATTTGGATATGCTACGGGATATTTATCAGTCCATTGAACAAGCAGTGAAAGACGGTAAAGCTTTTCACGCGTGGAAAAAAGACATAGTCAATGAGTTTGAACGCAAAGGTTGGGTATTTGGGCACGATAAGGCAATTAGCCGAGGCATTGACGGTACATTATTAGCCGATCCGAAAACAGGCGAATATTTTGGCACGCCCCGTCGTTTAGATACAATTTATCGCACCAATACGCAAGCGGCGTTTTCTGCCGGTCGTTATCAGCGGATGATGGATAATGTAGATAACCGTCCTTATTGGCAATATTCCGCTGTGGGCGATGAACGCACCCGTCCGTCCCATTTAGCTTTAAACGGGCGGATTTATCGTTATGATGATCCGTTTTGGGCGACCTTTTATCCACCGAACGGGTTTAATTGCCGTTGTACGGTAATTGCCTTAAATGACCGAGATTTAAAGCGTAAAGGGTTGGATGCGCCGGATGACAGCAGTGAATTTTTGGTGGAAGTAAACCGCCCAATGGATAAACAAGGCAATCAAGAAAAGACCATTGGCTTTAAATTGCCTGACGGGTCGGTACGGATTACGGATAAGGGATTTGACTATAACGTGGGGCGGTTGAGTTATAAGCCTAATCTTGATTTGTATCCGGAAAAATTAGCGCACCAGTTTGCGAAAAGTGAAATGCGCGGTGGGGAGTTTAAGCATGTTTATGGATTGCTTGAAAAACAGGTCGGCGCATTGAAAAACGACTTGGGCAATAAAAAACTGACAACGGAACAAATGGTTGGGGTGCGTAATCATTTAGAGCGTAACTTTAAGTTTGCTGCAGGTCGGTTATCAGAAACGGATCAGAAGTTGATTGGGACTAAGACAGCAACGGTGTGGCTTTCGGATGATACGTTGATTAAGCAGTTTAATAGCCGTGAGGGACAGCGTTTTGGGCTTGAGGATTATGCGGTATTGCCTGAGGTAATTAGTAGTTCAACACATTTGTTTCTGAATGAAAATAAAATTTATTTTTTCAAGGTGATTGATGGAAAAGTTTATATTTCAATAGTGAAACACGTTGAACAGTATAATGAGCTATTTGTAGATTCTTTCTATGTTTCAGATATGAATAAATTGAAAAGTTTTACTAAGAAATATCAGCAAATAAAATAGCCACTGAGTAGGGCTCGGAATCACCTACACACAGTCCCAAGTCTATTTCACCTTTTCGCTTGCGATCGCCGAGATTATCATCGCTTTTTCAGTGGCTTTGGTGAATATATACTCCTTTATTTTAAAAATCAACAGTAGGAGAATGACAATTAAAACATTACTTGGAGATAATTGGGAAAATGATTGAAATTAAAATTAAAATTAGTTCAGACAGATTTACTCAAGCACTTAACCAATTAATCGATGGGCTAGAAAATCGACAAGATTTGATGCGTAATATTGCCGGTACAATGGAGTCGGCGGTATTAACCAATTTTGACCAAGGCGGTCGTCCGAAATGGCAAGGGTTAAAATATCGTGAGGGTATGCCACTTGTAGATACCGAAAATTTAATGGGCAGTATTACATCGCATTATGATAATGATAACGCCATTGTCGGCACCAATGTAGCATATGCCGCTATTCACCATTTTGGTGGCAAGGCTGGACGTGGGCAAAAAGTGGATATTCCGGCTCGTCCATTTTTAACGCTTACCCCACAAGATGAAGACGATATTGCGGACGGTATTCAGGATTATTTCAGAAATCTTATAAAATAGCCCTAAAACGCTCAAATTTGCGTTATTTGACTTGTTGGCATAATTTATCGGTTAAAATTTTTTAAAACAAATTAAAACGATTTAAAACAGTTTTAAAATGGGTTTGGGTTTAATTCTTATCTTGTGTTATTCTTTTTCGGGCGAACACATCAGTCCGCCCCTACGCAAAATTTCATTTTTCCCCTTGTTTGCCTGCTGAAGTCGCTCATCTCTTTACTCCTATCTCAATCCGCTATTCTGTGCCTAAATCAGTGATTTAGGGACAGTTTATGCACAACAATCTTAAACTTGCGGCGGCGAGTTTTGAAATCACCCAAGCTAGGTCAGGATATATCCAGTTATTGCCGTACGGTGAGTTTAGAGCCACCGACGGTCGCCCGACCGATGTTAAAGCGTGGATTATTGCCGACCAGAACGGACGTGATGTGGTCGCGCTTGCCAATAATCAACGCAATCCGCTCCCTATTGATTACGAACACCAAATTATCCACTCAAAAGTTAACGGCAAAGAGGCGCCGAGTGCCGGTTGGATGGAGTATCTCTATTTTACCCCACAGGGTATTTTTGCTGATGTGCGTTGGACGGATAAGGCGGCGGAGTATATCAAAAGTGGCGAGTATCGCTATATCTCGGCTGTGTTTGCCTATGACATTGAGGGCTATGTGCGAAAAATCTTTCACGCAGCCTTAACCAACGTACCGGCTTTAGACGGTATGGATGAGGTTATGGTGGCAGCCAGTCAACATTTCAGTTTTTCAACAACCCAAGAGGATACCAACACTATGGATAAAGAGCTTTTAGCCTTGTTGTGCAGCTTGTTCGGCAAGCCGTCAGCAACAGAAGCAGAAATTAAAGCGGAATTGACCGCACTTTCGGTCGCCAAAGGCGATAGCCAAGTTGCACTGTCGCAGGTTTACCAAACCTTAGCAAGCAAAGAGCAAAACGTAGCGGCATTAACTGCGCAAATCGGCAAACCTGATCCGGCTAAATTTGTGCCTGTGGAACAGGTTGCAGCGTTACAGGCGGAATTTAATACGCTTAAACAATCCGTCGAAACGGACAAGAAAAATGCGTTAATTACCACCGCACTTTCGCAGGGCAAACTTGCGCCAAGTTTGAAAGATTGGGCGGAAAGTTTACCGATTGAGGCATTAAGCCAGTATTTGGAAAAATCTGCGCCGATTGCTGCATTAAGTGGCGAGAAACAGGCGAAAGACGATCCGAATGCGCATCAGGTTGTGGCGTTAAGCGCAGAAGAGCAAGTTGCTGCGAAAGCCTTAGGCATGACCGAAGCCGAATTCATTAAAATTCACAAGGAGAGCAAATAATGTCAATTAAAAAGTCAGCTGTATTAAACATCATTACAGAGCAATTTCGCAAAGAATTTGCCGCCGGTTTAGAAACCTTTAAACCGCAATGGCAAAAAATCGCCATGGAAATTTCGTCCAGCACGAAAACCAATACTTACGGTTTCCTGGGCAAATTTCCGAAAATGCGTGAATGGGTAGGCTCTCGTCAAATCCAAAGCATGCAAGCACAAGGTACAAGCATCACGAACAAAACCTATGAAACTACGGTCGGCATTTCGGCTGATGATATTGATGACGATCAAGTTGGGTTATATCGTCCTATGGTGCAGTTGGCTGGTGAGGCGGCAGCGGAATTACCGGATGACGAAGTCTTTAGTTTACTTAAAAAAGGCAAATCGACCCTTTGTTACGATGGTCAAAACTTTTTCGACACCGACCATCCGGTTTATGAAAAAGTGGACGGCACAGGCTCAAACACCACACAAAGTAACTTAACTGTGGGTTCAGATAATGATGCGCCAACATTCTATATTTTAGATGTTCACTCCGTGGTTAAGCCGCTTATTTGGCAAAATCGCCAAAAACCGGAAATCACACCTAAATTTGACGCCTCAAAATCGGATCACGTATTTATGGAAAACGAATACTTATGGGGTGTAAAAGCTCGTGGTGCTGCCGGTTTTGGTTTTTGGCAACTGATCCACCGAGTGGAAAAAACGGCATTAACAAAAGAAAACGTCAGCAAAATCATCACGCAAATGAAAGAGTTAAAAGGTGATGGTGGCAAGGTGCTTAATATCCGTCCTAACTTAATTTTAGTTCCTTCGGCACTGGAAACCGCAGCTAAAGAACTCTTTAAAACCAAAATCATTAACGGGACAACAAACATCCTCGAAAACGAATTAGATATTTTGGTGTCACCGTTTATTGCCGAATAAACCGTGCTGATTCCCATAAGCCTTGCGCTTATGGGGTGAGGAGAAAAACAATGGCAAAAAAGAAAGATGAAACCAAAGTGACTGATGAAAAGCCGGCTGATGTTAAAACGGAAAAGACTACCGCAGACGGTCAAACGGACGTACCGGAAGAACCTGTTGACAAAAATGGTGAGACTGAGCCGAAATCGACAGAAAAACCTGCCGATAAGTCGACGGAAACCACTAAAGTTACTTCGTTTTTTGCGTTTATCGTGCGGTTGTGTGAACAGCATCCACAACATAGCTATGGTCGCTGCGGTTATCGTTTTAACAAAACGGAAGAAACCGTGATTGAGCGCAATGCCTTAACAGGTGAGCAAATCATTGCGTTATTTACCGATCCTTGGTTGGTGGTGACTCCTATTGTGGATGAGTAAATATGGAAAACAGGGTTTATGCGGATGTGGCGCAGTTTGTGTTGCGTGTCGGTGAGTTGCAAACCATTGAGCTGACCGACCGTGACGGTTTAGGCGAGATTAACGATGATGTACTTAATCTTGCCCTTGCGGACAGCTCCAGTCAGATTGACGGTTATTTGGCGGCACGTTATGCCCTGCCACTTGAGACCGTACCGCAGAATTTGGTGCGACTCTGCTGTGATTTGACCCGTTATCGTCTTGCTAGTATGTCACAGGTGAGCATTACCGATGAGATTATTGAGCGTTATAAGCTGAGCCTTAAAGAGCTTGAACAGTTGGCGAGCGGAAAAATCTCATTAGGGATTGCGGAAAAGACGGACGGTGACGGCGCAGAGTTTAACGGTGCGGTATTTTTTACCAATGGTTTAAATCGGGTGTTTAGTCGTGATAACACAAATCGAAAATGCTTTAGTTGAGCGCTTGCAAAAAGGCTTAGGACGGTTGGTGACAACGGTTAAAAGCTATAACGGTGAACTGGATGACGAGAGTATCGGCACGGCTCGGTTTCCGTTGGTGCTGGTGTCCTTTGGCGGCTCAAGAATTAGCCGTAAATCCATCAGTGCTAAGCGTTATCAGTCTAAAGCAACTTTTGTTGTGTTGTTGGTAGTCTCTAATCTGCGCAATGAAACGGCACGCCGTCAGGGCGGTGTGGATAGTCGTGAGATTGGGGTAAATCAGTTAATCGGAGCGGTTCGGCGGTTGTTGGATAGTCAGACTCTGGGCAATTTGGTGAATCCGTTGTTACCGGTGCGCGTGCAAACCGTGCTAAACGGCGCAAGAGTGAAAGCCAACCGATTAACGGCGTATGCGGTGGAATATGAAGTCAGTTTTGATGATATTGCGCCGCTAGAAGACGGGCTTTATCCGCAACCGACAACAGATAAAAGCAATCCGGATTATATATTTAATCAATATCAAGGGCTGTTAAGCCCTGTGGATGAATTGCATCAGGTGGGAGGCATTATTTTTGACCCGACGAGCGATGCGCAAGTGCCTTTTTGTGTAGAAACAAAGGAAAAAATATGAAAGTAAAAGCCAAAGACGGGGTGAAAGTCCCTTTGGAATATCAGCCGGCAGCCTTTATTGAGCAAGAACCGGTTGAGGTGGAAGAATCTTTATATTACCGCCGTCGTATTGCGGACGGAGATTTGATTGTCGTGAAAGAGCCGCGCAAACCGGTTAAATCTAAGGAGTAATGAATGGATAGTATTGAATTTGATTTAATTCCGGGTTCGCTCCGCCACCCGGGTGTTTATACGGAATATAACACCAAAAATGCGGTATCTACTCTACCGACCAATGAGCAGGAAGTGCTGATTATTGCGCCGGCTTTAGGGTTAACTCACGAATTTAGCGAACCGACCCGTGTTTATAGTGATGTACAAGTGGCAGAACTTTTGGGTTATGGATCTTGGGCGCATTTGATGAGCCGTATTGCGATTTTAAACAATCCGCTCATCCGTTTGTCCGTGGTGGGGCTTGCCGACAACTCTGCCGGTATCGCGGCTAAAGGGTCGGTGCAGTTAGCCGGTACGGCAACGGGACAAGGCGTAATTGCACTGAGTATTGGCTCAACAGAATATAAAATTGCCGTGTCAAAAGGCGAAACGGCAGAAGCTATTGCCAACCGTTTAAGCGCCTTAATTAATGGTACGCGAGATGTACCGGTAAGCGCTGAAATCGAACAAACAAGCGACAGTCAAAGTGCGGTGAAGTTTACAGCAAAATGTAAAGGCGAAATCGGCAATGAAATTGCGATTGCCGTGCGCCATAGCGTACCGGATTTAACGGTTACGGCAACAGCATTTAGCGACGGGGCGGAAAATGCGGATTTAACTGCGGCGCTTGCCTCTGTTGCCGGCAGCCATTATCACATTATTATCTCACCGTTTACCGACGATAAAAATGCCAAAGCCTTGCGTGACCATTTAAATGCAGTGTCCTCTCCGGTGGAGAAGAAACCGGCGATTGGCGTATTAGGTTGGCGTGGCACGATGTCCGGCGGTTCGACTTTTACGGAAAAAATCAACGACGGTCGTGTAACGGTCGGTTGGTATAAAGGCGCGATTGACAGTTGTGCGTTAATTGCGGCGGGTTTCGGTGCGGTGATTGCCGGCGAAGAAGATCCGGCACGTCCATTAAACACGCTTGAAATTAACGGTTTGGCGGAAACTGATCCAACACAGAAACCGTTGTTCAGTGAGGCGAATCAGGCGTTGTATCACGGCTTAACGCCGATTACGGTGGTTAATCACCGCGTGCAGATTATGCGTGCGATTACCACTTATACGAAAAATGCCACCAATACGGACGATCCGTCGTTGTTGGATTTAACCACGATTCGCACCTTGGATTATACCCGTAAAGCCATTGAGCAGCGCATTAGTTTGCGTTTCCCTCGCGCGAAATTAAGTAGTCGCACACCGGCAAAGGTTAAATCAGAAATTTTGGATGTGTTGTTGCGTTTAGAAGAACAAGAAATCCTAGAAAATGTGGCGGTACATAAAGGCAAATTGTTGGTGCAGCGCAATGGCGTGGATGTGAATCGTCTGGATTGTGCGATTCCGGCGGATGTGGTCAATGGATTGCACGTTGTGGCAAACCGCATTGATTTGATTTTATAGGGGCTGAATTATGGCGTTGAAATATGCAAGTTTAGGCGTGATTGAGGTTGATAGCCGAGAGCTAGAATTGACCCAGTGTAAGGTGAATACCAATACCGGTCGCAAGGCGGTAAAAACCATTAACCGTAAAGGGCGTGTGAAAGGTTTTGCTAAAGGAATTACAGAATATATGCTTTCTTTGAGTGTTGCTGTGCCATTAGATGAAGAAGAGCCGGATTGGGATAACATGGAAGATGCTCGAGTCACCATTGAAGAACAAAACGGTAAACGAACATCTTATACGAACTGTTTTACTACAACTATCGGCTCCAGTTATACGGTGGATAACGAGCTTATCCGTGATATTGAAGTGGTAGCCTGTGACAAGGTGGTTGAATAATGGATGGGCGTTTATTGCTTGGCGTGCCGTATAACGGCACGCTCCATTTTGATTTTAAGGTTAAGCTGTTAAGCCTTGCAGGCGAATGTCAGGCGTTAGAATGGGCGGAAGAACTTGATTTACCGGAGGAAGAAAAGCAAAACCGTGAAGAAAAATTATTACACGAGCTTTGTTTTTTAGTGCCGCAATTAGACATTGACGGTATTCCCGAAACAGTTTTGACACCACGATTTTTGTTGCAAAACCTAAGCCCGTCGGATTATGTGTTGGTTTGGGGGCAGTTGGACAACTTGCGAAAAAAGCATATCGACGCTGGGGCGAACCCCGAAAATCCGGCATAAAACAGCGGATGACGGTATTCCAAGCGTGGGAAAACTTACGAAGTGCGGTGATTTTTTTTGGCTAAATTCGGCTTTCGGGCGGATGACGTGAAAAAAATGAGTCATTTGGAAGTGAATGCTTGGATTGATAGTTATTTAGCTTCGCAAGGCGTCAAACCGTCGGTAGAGGATAAAAATACTACGACTTATGTTTTTGCGCGGCGGAAGAAATCGGGGACGTAAGTCCCCTTTTTTGTAGGATTAAATTAGGTTTAAACGGGTTTTAAAATGGGTTCAAAATTTGAATTGGAAATGATTTTGCAAGCGAAAGATTATGCCAGCAAGGTCATTAAAGAGGTAGCAAACCGCACGAAGAAATCTACGCAGGACGTTGAAAATCAGACAAAAAAAAGTGTGCAAACGCAACAACGAGAAACACAGAAAACTGCACGGATTACCGAACAAAGTTATCGCCAAATTTCGCAAATAGCTCGCCAAGCTGCCGGTGCGCGAGAAAGTCTAGGTATTCGGTCAGAGCGTAGTATCCAGCGAGAAATCCAACGCACACGTCTTGAATACGAACGCTTGAAATCCTCCGGTATGGCGAGCAGTCGGGAGTTAAGTCGAGCTTATGATGCAATGCAAAACCGTGTGCGAGCCTTAAATGCAGAAATGGGCAAACTCTCCGCCGGTCAAAAAATGATGAATGTCGGGTATGGTGTGGCGGGAGTTGCGACCGGCGTTAGCGTTGCCGCAGGGCTTGCGGCACGACCGATAAAAACAACGGCTGACTATAATTTACAGTTAGCTTATTTAGCCAATACAGCTTATTCAGATCGTGACAAAGAAGGCAAAAAAGCCGGTATGGATAATATCCATCAAGTCATTAAATCTAGTATCACTCAATATGGCGGATCACAAGAAGACGCATTAAACGCTTTGGGGGAAATTATTTCCAAAGGACGTGTCAGCGTGGATGATGCCTTAGCATTATTACCGGATATACAAAAAAATGCGATAGCTACCGGCGCAAGCACAATAGACATCGCCCAGCTAGTTAATGCGGGATTAGGATATGGGATCCGGAAAGAAGAAATTCAAGATTTTTTGGATTATGCCAATACTGCCGGTAAAGCCGGAGGGTTTGAACTGCGAGATATGGCGAAATATGCTCCCGCTTTGTTTGCCAATGCAAGTGGTGCCGGTTTAAAAGGGATGAGCGGCGCAAAAGAAATGTTCAAAATGTTGCAACAAGTTTATAACGTATCAGGTGGCAGTTCTGAAACTGCAACGAATGTGATGAACTTTTTAAGTAAATTAAATTCGCAAGATACCATAAAACGAGCCGCTAAAATTGAGTTGACACATAAAGGCAAAACATATGGATTAGATTTAAAAAAATCTATGACAGACTATTTAGCACAAGGAAAAAATACTGTCGAAGCGTTTTTAACTATTGTTGATGATATATTGGCTAATGACAAAGAATATCAAACGTTACAGAAAAAACTCGCCAAGGCACAAGGCAATGCTGAAAAATATGCGATTATTGACAGCATTGCAAATTATCTTGAGGGGACAAAAGTTGGTGAGCTTGTCGCAGATAAACAAGCGTGGTTGGGGATGTATGGTATTCGTTCGCAGCAACAAACAGCGCAAAATGTCGAAAATGCTTATCAGACAGCCAAAGGAGAAACTGATCGCGATTCTGAATTTATTCAAGAGCAAGCTGCAACAAAATTTCAGCGCGCTGGTAATGTAGCCGAAATGAGTAAAGCGGAAGCATTTAAAGATGTAACGGAATGGTCTGCCGATATTGCGGAAAAAATGGCGGAATACGGAGCGCAATATCCTGCCTTAACAACCGCGCTAACAGGTGCTGTCGAGAGCATCAAAATCTTAGGTGGGGCGGCGATTGCCGCAGCCGGATCGTTAGCATTATTTGGTTTTATGCATAAAGGGCGAACAGGTGTTGATATAGATGATTTAATGGAATCCGGCAATAAAAAATCACCTAAAACCGGAGGGCGATCATCAAAAATGTCGGGGAGGTTTGGTAAAACTGTCGGTTTTTTGGCGAAAGCCTCGATTGTCGGCGAAGCCCTATTTCATTCGGAGGAATTAAATAAGGGCGAAGATGAACAGTTAGAAATTATGCGCCGTATTTCGGACGGCTCGGCAACACCGGAACAAAAAGCCTTATCGGATGCCGGGTATTCTGCGAGTAAAGCAGACGCGGAGGTACGTCGTCAACGTCGCGAACAACACGAAAAAGAAAACGGCTTTACACCGTTAAACGATGACGAACAACGTCGTTATCAACAGGCGTTAACCGCTCAATTACAACATAATACCCAGCGCCAGTTTGAGCAGGCAACCAGTGTACTCAATGGCTGGTTTAGCTCAAAAGCCGAAAAAGCAAATGCAATGAAACGCTTAGATTCGTTGGATAGCAATTTATTGTCAGATACGCAACGCAAAGAAATCGACAGTATTAAATTAAAAGAGCAACAAGACAAAGTAAATCAAGCGCGCTCCGTGGTTAATGGATTCGGCTTTTTAACTGCCAGTGAAGAAGAAAAAGCCGAGGCAAAAGCCGTTTTGGAACAACAAAACAAATTGACTGAAAAAATACCGACAAATGCGGTAAATAATACGAATATTCAGTTGCCAAGCGACGACAAGAAAGCCTTTCTAGATAGTCAGATTAAGTTTTCCGAAGATATTCAGTCGTTAGGCGTCAGTATTCAGGAGGGATTTAAACGGGCGATTGCTTTGCAAGATCATACTATTAAGAATTTGATTACAGTTGAACTGGACGGGCGAGTGATTGCCGAACAAACATCGGAGTATCAATATCGCGAAATGGTCAGGGGGTAAAATGAAAGGTTGGACAATGCCGGTGCGCCGTGCGAGTTTTAACGGTGTCAGCTTTGATGTGCTAAATGTAGATGATAATTTTGAGCGATCTATTATCGAACACACCTATCCGTATGTTAACGGCGCAGATTTGGAGGCAATGGGACTTAATCCCCTTACGGTGTCAATGAATGCGGTGTTTTTTGGCGAAGGTTATTATACGGATTTTAAAAAAATCATTGAGAAATTGGCAATCAATAAACCCGCTGTCTTAGTCCACCCGATTCGGGGGCGACTTAAAAATATGTTGTGTATTTATGCCGGTTTTAGTCACGACGCGGAATTTGTGGATTATGTCTCGGTACAACTCACCTTCAAGGAGGCAACACCGGCTAAACCGATTTTAGTATTACGTCCGTTATTTAGCTTATTGGATGAGTTATTAAACGATATTGATGATTTTATCAATGATATTTTAGACAGTTTTGCCGATATGATGGAGGTTGTGGCTTTTGCGCTAAATGCCAAGGATAGAATTCTGAGCTATTGGGCGGCAATGGTAGGTATTTTTGATCAACTTATCGATTTATTAGGGGCAGATAAAAAACGTTATTTGATTTCGGGGGCGATCTCCAAACAGACGTTAAAAAAACAAGCCACTCAGGTGCTAAAACATATTGCAGCCCTTATTGAACAGGATTTCGGCTTATTAAGCCGCCAAGCCGAACCGAAAACATATGATACAGACAAGCAAACCATTGAGCATAATCAATCGGCGGTATTTAGTATTAAATCCCGTTTTGACGAGTTATTACGGCAATGTAACCAAATTTTGTCTATCGGTGAGTCGTTAATTAAAGGTAAAGTTAACAGCCAACCGACGCCGGAACAATCATTTAATCGCAACCAATCCGGTAATCAGCGTGTTAAATTCGGCAAAACGGATATTCGGGAAATTAATACCGCACTTACGTTACTGTGTGCGGCAAATTTAAGTCGTATTGCTGCCGAATGGATCGAACAATACGGTGAACAGCTGATCCCAAGCGAAATTGAGTATTTAAATCGTCAAGTGCGTTTACAATGGCTTAATGCCCTCAATCAACTACGAGCATTGCAGCTGGAATATCAGCAATCAAATGACTGGCAACAAGCGGAAAACGGTATCTATGCTCTTGCACAAGGGCTAGCGGAAAAAGTACGCAATCTTGCTTATCAATTTAATGCCACGGCGATTGCTGCAATTAACCGCAAACCACCGTTGATTATTCGTCCTGCCGGTATTAGCGGCACTATACAGCAGATTGCGCATCATTTTTATGGTGATTTTAGCCGTGCAGCCGAGTTGTTGCGCTTAAATGCCCATATTCGACACCCTACGCGGATTAATAAAGGAGATATGTTAAATACCTATGCAAATTAATTACCCCTTTAATAATGATATTGTCGTGAAAATCGGTGATCTGGCGCATAATCAGTGGAAAAGCTATGACATTGACAGTGATTTTTTAATCCCTGCGGATGCTTTCGGGTTTGAGTTGGGAATGCCTTCGGATTCTGTGTTTACAACGGACTTATCAGGGCAAAGCGCGCAAGTGATTATTAATGACGAAACCGTATTAACCGGCATTATTGACAGTACAAGACATTGTATCAGCAAAAATAACCGCACTTTTAGTTTGACCGGTCGGGATAAGGCATCTATTTTGGTGGATTGCTCCGCACCGATTACTAATGTTAAGGGGATGACATTACTTGATGCGGTAAAAAAGATTGTTAAGCCGTTGGGGATTGATAAGGTCGAGCTAAAAGCCGAGAGTAATCCGACCTTGGATAAAGTGGATATTGACGTGGGCGAAACCGCGTGGAATGCAATTATGCGCTGCGCTAATTCTGCCGGTTTGCATTGCTGGTTTGACGCTAAAGGCGTGTTAATTGTCGGTGGTGCGGATTACTCTACTCCACCGGTGGCGACCTTGGTTTGTAACAAAAACGGTAAAGACAATAATTTCAGTCAGGCGGATTTAACCTTTGACGTATCGCAACAGTTTAGCGAGATCACTTTTCTTGCGCAGCGGCACGGGCGGTCAGGTGATAAAAATAAAAATAATCTGAAATGGGTTTATAAAGATCCGAATGTCAAAATTTATAAGCCTAAAACCGTGGTTGTGCCGGATGCGGAAAATCTCGAAGCGTTAAAAAAGCAGGCTAAAAAATTTATCTCGGATGCTCAGTTGTCGGCGTTTACGCTCACTATTACCGTTCCCGACCATAAAACACAGAACGGAACACTTTGGGCGCCCGGACAACGGGTACACGTTATCTGCGAGGAATATGATATTGACGCAATTTTCTTTTTAATGGGACGACGATTCACTCTTTCGCGGCAAGGCGGGACGCAAACGCAATTACGCCTTAAACAAGACGGCGTTTGGACTCCGGATGCTTATGTCAATAAAGCGGATAAAGCCCGTAAACGTAAGGGTAAAAAACGGAAAAAAGGGTCATTGGAGCTTATATCATCGGCAGAATTAAATAAATAAGGTAAATTATGCGACAATTTATGCAAAAAATGCGTCAAACTGCGCAAGATGTGACAGATACCGTACGAGCGGCTTTTCGGGGCGAGCTGAATTGGATGAAAAGTGGCGACGATATACAAAAAACGCAAGTTTCCGCTTTGGCGGATGAAACGCTTTCGGATGTGGAATTAATGCAGCATTTCGGTTTTACGTCCGTGCCACCGGCGGGTACGCAAGCTGTCATTTTGCCGATTGGCGGTGCGACCACGCACGGCATTGTAATTGCGACGGAAAACGGTAGTTTTCGGGTGAAAAATCTGGAAAACGGCGAAGTTGCCGTGTATGACCAAAGCGGTTCGACAATTATTTTAAAACAGGGTCGATTAATTGAGGTAGATTGTGATACCTTTAAATTAAATTGCAAAACTTATCGCGTAACGGCAACGAGTGCGGCAGACTTTGTTACGCCAAAACTCGAAACATCGGCAATTTTAACCGCACAGGGACAAATTAACGGTAATGGCGGTATGGCGGTGCAAGGCGGTAAGGGGGCGAGTTTTAGCGGTGATGTTAAACAAACGAGCGGTAGTATTACAACCGTTGGCGATGTGACGGCAAGTGGTAAATCCTTAGTTAATCATACCCATAAGGGCGATAGCGGTGGGACAACAAGTAAACCGATTTGAGTTGTCAAGGTAAAGTTGATAGTTGAGGGCAATGCTGAAAGGCGTTGCCCCTTTTTTATGCCTTGGATTTTGTACATTGAGCGTATGGACAAAGAGATCAGCCCGCTTACCGGGGACTATACAGGTAAACAAATCAGTACACTGCAAAATGCCGTGTATATCAGGCTAACGACTCCATTAGGCTCTTGGTGGGCGGATGGGCGTGTAGGCTCTTTGCTCCATACTATTCAACGCGAGAAAGACTTGGAACGGGTAGCACAGTTAGCGGAACAATATGCCGAGGAAGCCTTGCAACCGTTACTTGATGACGGTCGGGCAAAAGATATTGTCGTTAACGCGATACAGCCTAAAAACGGCTCGCTGTTATTGAGTATCCAAGTTACGGATAACCGAGGGCAAGTATTTGAGTTTGCTCACCCGGTTAAATTAATTTAACCCTGTTTTAAAGCGATTTTAAATTATGTTTATTGTGCCGAGTTTTAGCGATATACGTCGAGCGATTTTAAGAGATTTACAATCTCTTGAGCCGACGGCGGACATTGCCGAAGACAGTGATAACTTTGTGCGCGCCAGTAGCCTTGCGGCAGTTGCCGAGAATCTCTACGCGCATCAGAAATGGCTAATGAAACAATTTTTTCCGGATACGGCGGATACGGAATTTTTAGAAAAACACGCCGCACTTCGGGGGATCCGGCGCAAAAATGCCACTTATGCACAGGGCAACGGCGCAACATTCACGGGGCTTGTCGGCGCAACTTTATCTGCCGGATTGCAGATTAAAACGGCGGACGGACGATTTTACGAAACATTGGAAAGTGCGGTCATTAATTCCGCCGGTTCGGTGCGTGTTGCCGTGCGAGCACTTGCACCCGGTGCAGCACAAAATATTATTCAGTCGGTCGCCGGTGTGTTAATGGCAGCGCCGAAAGGCGTGCAATCGGATGTTGTGCTGAATAATGTGGTGGGTGGCACGGATACGGAAAGCGATAGTGCATTGCTTGCCCGATTGCTCGAACGTATCCGCCGTCCGCCGGCGGGCGGTAATCGTTATGATTACCGTAATTGGGCGTTGTCCGTTGAGGGGGTGGACGCGGCTTATGTGTATCCGTTGCGTCGCGGGCTTGGCACAGTTGATATCGCCATTACTGCGGATAATGATGTTCCGAGCGATGAGACGGTGCGTAAAGTACAAGCTTATATTGATGATGTACGTCCGGTAACGGCTAAGGAAAGCAAGGTCGTTAAGCCGGATGTTACCCGTGTGGCATTTAATGTCAAGGTTAAATTAGATGGCGTAAGTTTAAGTACAATGACCCAAACCATTCAAACTGCACTTACGGAGCATTTTAACCGGCTAAATCCGGGCGATGATTTTATTGTGTCGCAATGTGAAGCGGTAATTAGCGATTTAATCGGTGTGGTTGATCGTCAATTTATTGCACCTCGCGCCAATATTAAAGCCAATGTGACGGATAAAATCGAGTGGTTCCGTTTAGGTACAGTCGCTATATCGGAGTTGGCTTAATGGATAATTCGCACAAAACAACGTTATCTCAGCTTTATCCGCCTATTGCATATGATGTTAACGGCGAACGTTTTTTAATGCAATGCGAGGTGGACGGCAATGCGTTTGACCGACTGCAAAGCAGCGCCGAAACGTTATTACAAGCGCTCCACCCGCAAGATAGCGGCACAATGTTAGCGGACTGGGAGCGATTATGCGGTCTTAAAATTGATTTAAGCAAAAACTATCAAGATCGTGTTAAACGGGTCATTATCCAGCTTAATGCAATGGGTGGTTTATCTATACCTTATTTTATTCAGCTCGCCGAACAAATCGGTTACCAAATCCAAATCAAAGAGTTTTCTGCGCTACAAAATGATTTACCGGCATTGGGTGATGTAGCGCAATTTAATGAGGTTTCAAGCGACCATTTTATCTTTATATGGCGTGTGACGGTATTAAACGGGGATGACAATATTGTGTATTTTCGTGCCGGTCAGTCTTTTGCCGGCGATCACTTGGTTGAGTTCGGCGATCCGATTATAGAGGATTTTTTCCGTGACCTGAAACCGGCTCATACTTATTGCTATTTTGCCTATCAACAAGGATAACTATGCGAAATTTATTACCAAAGATTAACAGCAAAGACGGTCAGTTTCACAATGGCAATCCATCGACCGGCGAACAAGGGACAAGAGTCACTGCCGAATGGCTTAATGATGTGCAAAATCATTTACAGGATTTTGGCATCGAAATGCGTTATCTATTGGCGAAAGCTGCGATGACCCCTGACCCAGCTAAGCAAACACAAATTTATGATGCGCTAATCAATATTATTAATGATAACCACCGTCGTGCTAGTACGACAGCGGTGGGTGAAGTTCAGCTCACCAACGACACCGGACTCGACAGCGAATCCCTAGGCTTAACAGCAAAAGCCGGTAAAGCGCTAGCTCAGGCGATTGCAGCGGTTAAATTGTCGCTCAACAATTATATTCCGTTGAATAAACGATCCGATTCAGTGGTTAGCACCTCATCAGATACCGTTGCCACAAGCAAAGCCGCAAATACCGCTTACAACAAGGGTGCTGAAGCAAAAACTGCGGCGGATAATGCGCAAAAATCTGCAACGGAGGCGGCGAATTTAGCAAAAACAAAAGCAACAGCGCATACAACGGTTACAAACCTCAATACGTTATCAGGTTCTCAGTTTTTTGGCTGTTATGATTCGGCAATCGGTGTTCCGTCTGACCTCGCTAATAGTAATGCAGATTTTAATGGTATTCACGCAGATGCTGGCTATCAAAAATTTCAGTTATTGGTGGTTACTCATCAAGATATACGCATCCGTTATCAAGATGATGGTGCGAATTGGTCAAACTGGGAACAATTCGGACTCAAAAAGCATATTGACGCAAAAGTTAATAAATCCGGCGATACCATAACCGGTAAACTGATGATTAAATATGCGGCTAGCAATGCTTGGAGCGCATTACATTTAGGCACGACAGATGGCGAGTGGCGCCTTGAAGTACATCCCAATAGCACCTTGGCTAATCAACGTCGATTTAATATGGTCTTTGCTACTGCGACCGAACAGACTTATTTGTGGTTTCCGCATATTGGCGATGGCGATACCGTTGCCTATCGTTCTTGGGTTAGCACCGAAATCGCCAAATTATGGACTGCAGACCAATATTCGGCGAAGGCAAGTCGCGCTTATGTTGAGGTTAAAGTTGAGAATGCCGGTCAGAGCGGGTTAACAATCAAACGTACCGGTACTAGTGGGAATTGGTTAAGCCGAATTGAAGCACTGGATGATAAACGCTGGAAATTTTGGACTGAAAATGGATTTAATGTTTATCTCCCAGCAAAATCCGGCACGATTGCACTCACTTCAGACTTAACAAAAGCAAATGTCGGACTGGGAAATGTACAAAATTATGGCGCATCAGATACTGGCGGTACGAGTAACTATGTCTTGCGTAATGCAGCCGGTGATATTGTTGTGCGCACGTTAAAATCCACCTATGTAGATGAAGGATATTGTAAAGGCGCAATAGCGTTTCGGGTCAATAACGGCACGGATAATCATACGCGTTATTGTAATAATCCGGCGGCGGTGCGCAGTTGGTTGCAATTAGCGCCAACCAGACGGGATTATAGTCGTACTATTAAAGGCGTGCGAACTTGGGATAACGGCTCGCAACGAGATATTAATATTTCCGGGCAAGTCATCGCCGCAACAGACGGACGCATTGAACAATTCTTTCACTATAAAAATTTCCGTGTACCGTGGTTTGACCTTGAAGATGCAGGGAAAGATGGTGCTCGTGGTTATATCATCCCTTGCCAATTATGGACGGCAATGCCGAACAAAGTCACAAAAGTGCAGATACAATTTATAAGAGCAACCGGTGCAACCAATCAGAGCACAACCTATCTTGCTGAGGCGGGAGAATGGTTGACTGCGTGGGCTTATTATAAACAAGGTACAAACAAATCACAAATATGGATAAATGTAAACCGGGTAGAGGGTGATCAAGATAATCACATTGATATGTTAGTTTGGGTGGAGGGATATTAGATGTTTTACATTAATATAATAGACGAAAAAGACGGCAGTTTTGAATTGATTGACGGCGATTTGCTGTATCTCTATCCGGACTTAGCGCAAGACAACTTGATTGCCCTAAGTAACGAGATGTATCAAGCCTTTTGCGCGCAAGATAACGGCAAAACAAAATGGATTGGTGACAAATTTGTGTTTGAAGAAACTGTCGTTGATTTGACCGCACTTTTGGAACAACAACGCGAAGAAGTGCGGTCAAAAATCAACGAATTTCGAGACCTTAAAAATCGTAGCGGTGTATATGTGGAGGCGCTAGGAAAATGGTTTGACAACGACGATATGGCATATCAAAACTTACTAGGCTTTAAAGCAAGTTTAGACCTTATCGGCGACTATAAAACCGCGTGGATTTGCGCGGATAACAGCGTTATATCGGATTTTGACAAAGCCAAATTAACCGCTGTGATTACCCAAATTATGCAAGATAAAACCGCCAATGTACAAAATGCGCTACGGCATAAAATGGCATTAGCGCACTTGGATGATCCGGCGAATTATGATTATTCGGACGGCTGGACACGGACTTATGATGATTATTTAGCGGAGCAAACAAATGGCTAATCAGGTTTATCTTGCCTTGTATAAAGGTAAAGGCGATTGGAAAGACGGTCTTATTAGATTTTTCACCAAAGGCTTGTACTCGCATTGCGAAATCATCATAGTCCAAGACGTTGAAATTGAACAATACGACTGGCGTAAACAATACGATTTTTATTCCAGCAGCCCCCGAGACGGCGGTGTACGCCATATTCAAAAGGACTATTTAAATCTTGAGAATTGGGACTTAATCAAGTTGGAAAACGTCACCAAGCAACAAATCACCGCCTATTTTAACCGCACTTGCGGCGCAAAATATGACTGGTGGGGTGTGTTTGGCATCGTATTCGGCATTAAACAAAAGCGCAGTAAGTATTTTTGCAGTGAGTGGTGCGGCGAGCTGTTGGGGTTAAGTGAGTCTTGGCGGTTTAGTCCTAATGATTTGGCGACGATTTTTAAACGGGAGATAAAATAA